TGGAGAATCTGATGTGCTCCCCGCTTTCCAAAGCATATTTATGGGCTTCCTCCGGCGATAACTTGGTTAGCTTATCTTCTCCCGGCTTTCTGACAATAGTGGGATAGGCCAGATTATCCGCGGACGCCATTAGATGAGTAGAAGTGGAGCCATCTTCATTCTGGATAACCGGATATTTCTCAGGCCGCAGCACCCGATCCACAAAATCCAGATGGCGGTTCTCTTGAAGATGCCCCGTGAAATCTGTCGGTGGAGCAGCAGCCGCAGGTTTTTCCGGGGCCAAGCCCCACTTCCGTTCAAATTCTTCGTAGGATCCGGGAACGGCTTTTGCCTCGGCGGGAACGGGTTTAGGAGATTCGGGAACGAGTTTCGGCCCTTCGGGAACGGGTTTCCCCGGTTCGGGAACGGTGGCGGGCGGTATCCCCCACCGTTTCTCGAAATCTTCGTAAGAGTCTGTCTGCCCGTTAGGCATTAGCTGTTCTCTTTTTAAGGAGCGAATCCTGGAACTTCAAATAACTGAGCCGGACGTTCCAGCCCCGGAGTTGCGGGTCTGCTGACTCCTATTTCTCTGGTAGCCCGTTCCACCAGCCTCTGCCAATGTTCGGGGTTGCGCATGGCGTCATCCAGGATGGCGTTGACATTGGTGTCCCGGGGAAGCGGCTGGGTCACCAGCCAGCGGCGGAGCATTTGTCGATCCTCAAAATGCTGCCTCCCGGCATCTGATCCCTGAGCGATGGCGATATTCCTGGCGGCAATCTGATCCCGGGCTTGATTTTCGTCAACCGGCGCAAAAGTCATCCTTTTCTGACTTGGATCGAATTTTGCATATTGGCTACCGTGGAGCCATTCATCAAATCTCTTACCTTCCTCTGCTTGTAAGGCTCTTTCCCGGGTCACTCTCCGGGTTTCCGCCTCTTCCACTCTTTCCGGCGCCCGGGTTTCGGCGGCGTAAGCTTGGCGCATCAATTCGCCCCGCCTTTCCAGCATCCCCATTCCAGGGGCGCGATAGGTTCCGAATCTTGCCGTGGCCTGTTCCTCTGGACTGGTCCCTTCTGGATAAGTCAAACCTTCCCGGGTGGGATGCTCTACCAGGAATTGACCCCGCTGCTGCCTGGTCCAAGCCTGCTGCGCCCGCAGAGGGGAGGAAAACTGTCCCTCAACCCCGGGGATGGTGAAGTAAGCTGGCCCTCCGGCTTGGGTCGTCAGGGCGGTTCTCTGTGGGGTTGGAGCCCCGGCCCCGCCCCGGAAGGAAGTAGGTTCTCCCAATTCCGCCTCTTCCTGGACCCCCCGGGCCAATCCTTCCCGCATAAGAGTTTCACCGCGCAGGCGTGCCCGTTCTTCCCTTTCCCCGGACCAGCCGAGAGTTGGCCGGTAATGGGTCAGCAGGCCAGTCCCCCGGACATCTTCTTCAGCTTCCCGGGGACGGACCATCCGGGTCCCCCGCGGTTCTTTCATGCTCATAAGTTCCCTGCGGGTCGGATTCCCAAAAGCCGTTCCTGGGATTCTGGTAGTCCCGCCATAAAAGGCCACATCATCACGAGGCATTGTTCTATCCTCCTGCTTGCCAAGCACCAGAAATCGTGTTATAAAAAGACGAGCCGACGCGGAGTGCTTGCCCCGCCCCGGCCCTGACCACATACCAACCTTCAGGGAGGTTCGGCACATGGCTGGAAAACAGCTTACCATCCCCTGGGAAATTTGGAAACCCATTCCTGGATTTCCAGGTTATGAAGTCTCGAATCATGGACGCGTGAGGTCTTACAAAAAGCGAGTTTATATCAAGGGATTTACCGGCTCTAAATGTATGTTGGCTGATGAACCCCAAATAATTCTTAAACCATATCCAGACAAAGATGGTTATTCCAAAGTATGTTTGTGGAAAGATAGAAAGCCTATTTACTTGAAAATTCATCAACTTGTTCTTTTGGCTTTTGTCGGTCCTTGCCCTCCAGGAATGGAAGGCTGCCACGATGATGGAAAAACCGATAATAATTTTTTGAGCAATTTGCGCTGGGATAGTCGTGCCAATAACCATGCTGACAAGAAAAAACATGGCACAGATGGCAGAGGCGAAAATAATACCATGGCAGAACTTACAGAAAATCAAGTTAAAAATATGCGAGAATTGATTGCCCATGGTTTTCGCCAAGCCGATCTTGCCAGAATTTATTCTGTATCTCGTTCTACTATTTGTAATATTGTTAATTACAAATCTTGGAAACATATTTAACTCGTTTTATCTGGGTCTATATAATAAAGCATTATCGGTGCTACACTACAATTTGGTATTGGCTTGCTTGGATCATTATTAGTTCCACCTAAAACCTTCATGTCGTCATCGGACCAAAGTTGACTTATTTTAGGATTAGTAATATCTTTTATAATTAAAACTCTATCTCCGACTTGATAATCTACGAAATCAGTTGGAAAGACAATAAATTCTCCGTTACTATTAGGATCATCAGGATTCTTTCTCCAAGTTATGCGATAACTCGGCCAAGGTTGATCATCAGTAGGTTCTATTATTTCTTTTATAAAACCAGAAGTAAGAAATTTACTATCAAAAAAATTACCACTAAATAAAAATGGGTTGCTTTCCTGCTTGACCCAAAAGCGATCCAGCATTAAACGAACAGCCAAGGCCATAAATTCAGAAACATAAGGCCAAGTTCGTGGATTACCATTTACGACACTCATAATATTACAACGCAAAAACCAATGTAAATTCTTTGGTTTCGGTACTCCATGTAAATCAGGAGCCATAAACTCGGAATAATCGCTTTCAATGGCGGTCAAATTCAGCATGATCTTTTCGTCTTTATAGCCGCCGAAAAAAGTCTTGGGGAAAGCCGGGGTCAGTCTGCCCCCTCCCGGCACCTCCTCCACCAACTTCGCTTCGAGATCAGGCAGGGAAGAAACCTCCCCTACAATAGCTTGCAGTTCGACAGTATCCACCGGGAAACCCACCAGGAAATCCATCCAAGCCGCCACGGTCCCCTTTTGCTGGGACTTATTCAAGATGGCCTCCTGGTACTGAAAAGGCTGGCCTGCTTGCCCCATCTCGAATCGGGCCACATAGAGGACGCGGTTTTGGCTGCTGTTGCTCATTAGATGTACCCCAAATTTGCGGCCCGCCAGATTACTAAATCTACTGTCCCAATTCGATCTCCGGTAGCTTTTGCTAATTCTTCGCAGAGTTTTTCCGGGGTTTTCCCAAATTTATTAGCAATTCTAATTAAATGGCGATCTGGTTTACAAACATCCAAGCCAAGATTTTTGGCTAGATGAAATTTGGTAATTGGGCCTATCCAGGGCAAATTATGGAGCCAACTCAACATTTCTTTGGAAGGACAAAGAATAAGAGATTGAAAATAATCTTCCCTTTTGTCCCATACTTTTTGAATGGCCGCAGCTTTTCCTGGATGCCGGAAAACTGAAAAGACCGGGATACCGGAATAAAGAGCTCCTGTTACTCTATGCCATATTTTATGAGCAATTTGATTTTTCATACCGGAATTGATAACCACCCAAGCATATTCACAAAAAAAGCTTAGAGCATCTTTGGGGAACCGTACTGTTTCAGCCCAAAATATTTCATCTTCATATCCTGCATTAATAATGAAATCTTTAAGATTTAAATATTGTTCAATATTCATTGAATGTTCACCGGGAAAATCTGAAACGTATCCAGCATCCCGCCTTCCCGCTCCAGCCAATCCTGGGCGGCCTGGTACATGCCGTCCATGCCTTCTTCCTTTTTAAACATAACATAGGTCGCTTCAATTCCCTGTGATTCATCCACATAAGGCGGTTCCAGGGAAACCCGCCATTTCGGGCTGGTCGGATCTTCAAATTCCGGCACCGTCTCCGGGTCAGGGCTTTCGTGCGGCACTTCTATCGCCATTCCCTCCCAAGCCGCCGGTTCGTCAAATTCTTCAAACATCTTATTCACCGCCGCCAATCTTGCGCTGATAAAGTTCTTCGGTGGCGAAGTCCGAAATTGCCTTGGTCTTGGGACCCCTGATCACAGTCTGCTTGGCGTTGTTCAGCAATTCCTCCATCTGCATCCTGAGAGTGCTCATCTGCTCCCGGGCATAGGCATGGGCGTATTGCAGGGCCTCTTTGGCCGCCACCACCTGCGCCTTCAAGCTCGCCTCCTTCTGGAGTTCCGTCAGGCTTTGGGTCTTGTCGTAAGCCTCCACGGTCATATCGTTCTGGATGGCGGTCAGGTGCAGGTCTTCCCCGGCCTTCTGCGCCGTCAGCAGCACCAGGAGTTCGGCGAACTGATCGTGGAGGTTCTTAATCTTAATGGCTTCTTCCTGGTCCTTGAGTTGCCAGATAATGGTCAGGTCCGCTAGCTTCGACTGCACGAAGCCGAAGCCGTCCAGGATTTCCTGGTAATCCGCGGTGACCCGTTGCAAGGCCAGGTCGTGGGAGCGGTACATTTCATGGTTTTTCTCCCAGAAAACTTCATCAGCGATGACGATAGGCGCCTCAATGCCGGGAAGAGAAAGGCCATTCAGAATCGTCTCATCCTGGGCCAGGGGAGTGCCGGCCAGCATCCCGGCACCCCAGATGCGGCTGTTCCGGTCCCGGGTGCGAGCTCTTAACCGGGAAACACTGCCAGGCGAAGTATCCAAAGACATTGGTTATTCTCCATAGAGTCGAGTGACGATCCTGGTGGCGTAATTAATGAATTTCTGCACCATTTCCGTCAAAACTGTGGTGATATGGCTGGAAGTGACTTCCCGCAGATTGGCCATCTCCACCTGCAAGACCTGGTAGGCCAGGGAGGTCTCATACTGATCCACCGCGATCTGCGCCTGCTCATTGATGGTCACCCGGGTCAGATGGACCAGCAGACCCAGATCAATTTTCTGCTCATCCAGGAGCAGCTTCAAAGCCAGGACTTGGGAGCGGATATAGTTGCTATATTGCTGCAAGCTGACCCGCATTTGCAGGTGCAGGAGTTCCACGGAGGCCAGCACTCCGGTCCACTCGGCCACCAGTTCCTCGTGGCTGATCTCCTTCTCCCGGAGTTGGTGCTGCACCGCCTCCTCATACCGCCGGTAGGAATTGCGCAGCAAGAGGTTGACGATCCGCTTCTGCTCCACGAGGGCCTTGAGGTCGAAGTCCTGGAGTTCGTAGATGCGTCCCCGCTCTTCCTGATATATTTTGCCGTGTTCCATCGTCAGCTTGAGCCGGACCTTCTGGCCAGCCTCAAGCAGGGCGGCCAGGCCCTCGCCATCCACATAAGGCAGGCCCCGGGCCGCGGCGTCGGCGAGGATTTTCTGCCGCGCCTCCAGGAACTCCTGGCCGGCGGCGGCGGCGGCTTCGGCGAAGCGATTCGCTTCGTGTTTATCGTAAGTGCTCATTTGATGCACCCTGTTAACTTCAATCCCAAAATAATAGCATCGCAAATAAGTAAAATAACTATTAATTTTACTTCAAGAGCTTGAAGAAAAAAGATATTTGCCATGAAAAATAAAAATTCGCTCATCTGGTCACCAACACCAAAGGAACCATTTCCAGAAAACTAAGTTCCTCAAAATCCTGAATATCCACCAAAAACTCATGCCCCTGAATATCACTGGAAACCACGATCTGGTCCCCGCCGTTCAGCGAAAAGCAGCCTTCCTTGCCGTTCTCCGGGGTGGCTACCCGGACCTGCACCTCCTCCCCGGTAGCCCCGAGACGCATGGATCTAATGCGTTTCTGACGCTCAGTGCTGAAATTTATCAAGCCGATCCGCGCCCCAGGATGGATTTTATTGCCATTCTGGTCCGGCCCCTCCAACAGGTACAGACCCCCAGGCCCGGCCGCGTAATATTTCCCGTTGCGCTTGGCAAAGGAATTAAAGGGCCAGCCGGTATAGGCGCTGGGATTGTAAGTGTTCCCGGTCAGAACCCAGCATTCGATATCTTCAACTTCTGGCAATATCCAGGCTTGGCTGCCCAAAAGCAGGCCGCTAGCTCCGGGGACCACCACCGCCGGGATCGGATTGGCCACCAAACCCGCCTGACTCCCCAGGCGCAAACCCGAGGCTCCGGGAACGATAACCGCCAGAAGAGGTATTGCGGCAATCAAGTTAGCTTGGCTACCTAGCAGCAATCCTGATTTGCCTGGCACCAGCACCGCGGGCAACGTTGCTAATCTGGGTTCTCCGCCACTTCCAAGAAGTAGCCCTGATTTGCCGGGCAGGACTACCACGGTTAAAGGCTGAGTAGTTAAATTAGCTTTGCTGCCCAGGAGCAGACCGGAGGCGCCGGGTACTCGGACTATCGGGAAGGCGGTGAGAGTCGCCTTGCTGCCCAGCAGCAATCCCGATTTTCCCGGCACCACTATGGGAATATAAAGAGCCTCCGGCACCATTGTCACATGAATATTGCCGGTATAATACTTGGAATAAGGGTCTTGGCAAATCCCTTTGGGGATCATGCTGGTCGCGATGCTGCCCGAGTAAATATAGATGGTGCGGCTGGTGATGGCAAAAGGCCGCATGGAGACGGGAATGTTGCCTTGGTACTGAAAATAGACCAGTTCATAAGAGGCTTCTGGGACTTGACTGACCGGAATATTGCCGTGATAAACTCGGACGGCGCAAAAATAGATGGCCTCCGGGACTTGGCTAATCGAAATATTGCCCGCATAAATGTGTTCCACCGGGACATTTTGATAGACTGCCTCCGGGACCTGCGTAACCGGGATATTGCCCTGATGCACATAAATAGCAAAGTCAGTCGCCTCCGGCACCTGGGAAACCGCGATGTTCCCGGCGTAGATAAAGATACTCGAAGAGATTTCTTCAATAGCCTGGAAGCGCTTAATGCTCAAGACGAACCCCTTACATGACCAATAGATTCCACTGATAGCTCCGGCCGGTCCCCGCTGTCTGCTTGAGAGTCGCCTTGATCTCCGTGTCCACTGGCACTGGGATGGAATAAACATTCGGCTCGTTCTGGGCGTTGCAGAAGACGCAGATGTAAGCCAGATTCAAAGAGCCGTTGCTATTCGCCTTGGTATAAAGCCGCAATTCGGTGATGTCCCCATTGGCCATGTTGGAGAGGTCCACCGCGAGAGTATAAACCCCGGCTGCCGTCTTATCCGCTAAGACGTGTTCAGTTCCAATGGTGGCGCTCTGGTTTCCCGAAGCAGAAGAAGTTACGGACATAGGAACCTCCTAAATAAAAGAATAGACCATAGCGTATAAATAGCGATTGCTGTCAGTTTCGTTGCTTTGCGCCCGCATAGCAATTCGGGTTCCTGCCGGTAGGGAGCACATAAAAGGCCCAAAGAAATTGGGCATTATTATGTCGGAACCCGGCGATCCACAGCTTAATAATAAATTTGGAATGATCACTACCTCGTTACCCGCCGAACCGATTGCAATGTCCGCCAGCCATTGATACCAATTGGAAGGGGCGACAGTACTGCCGATGGCGATAATTAGGGCATGAGCCGCCCGGGTAAGGCTGGAACAAATTGTCGCCCAGGCCCCCTTGGTCCCGGCGCTCGTTCCCGGATCAACTTGGGTTCCTTGGGTATTGCTTGAAGAAAACCCGTAGGAATCGCAGCATTGAAAGGATTGCCGCAGAGCCCTTCCGACCCCTACCACTGCTAGTTGGCTATGATAGGTGGTATTGCTTTGGGCGCTCCTGGCGGCCAGTCGCACTCCCCGGGGTATTGCGAGGGGAATAAAAACCCCTTGGGTCTTGGAGTATTGCGTCCCCTGAAACAGAAGATTGGGGATAACGATCTGTTCAGAGCCCGCCGCACCTATGGCAATATCAAGGGCCACATTATTATATTGCCGGATGTAACAATGCAATCCGGCGTATTCCACTGAGGTCGCTGCCAGCAGTTGGGCGTAGGAGCCTTTGGAATTCAGACCGGGAGTAATGTCCACCCCATTACTGTTCACGAGGTCCGCGGCGGAATCCATCTGGCTATCTGCACCGATGAAAGGCCAGTCCATAATTCACCTCCATGCTTCCAGGATTTTCAGAAATTCCTTTTAGCTCTCGGTGAATTTGGGAGTAACTTTTACCGAACCGCCATTCACCACATTGTAGGGCCCGTCTGAGAAATTCTCCACCGCGATGAGGTTGCCGCTGGTCCCGGAGGCGCAGTCGCAGATGAAGTAGCCATAGACGTTGCCCCAGTTGCCCCCGGAGGCCGTGAAGGTCTTCTGGAGGTTGGTGGCGATCTGGCTGGCCACGGTCCAGTCCCCATCATTAAGCTGAATCCTGGCATAGCCGTAGCCCGAAGGCTCGGTGAGGCTGCTCAGGGTGGCGGTGGCCGCCGGCTCCGAAGTAGGGGCGGTGTAAAGCCCGATGTAAATGCTGGGCCGGGGCGATACCGCCGAAGCCCCCAGCAGGCCCGCCCACCAATAATTCAGCACCTCATTGATTCCTTGGTTACACATCTTGGGCATGGTCGTTCTCCTTTAATCTTATCCTTGATTTTGAGTAGTGAAAAAAGCCTCAAAACTTGCTTCATCGGTTCCTATTTTGCTTGGGGCCATATTGCCTTTAGTATAAAAGGACCAAGAGGCAACATTATTATTATCGTCAAAAGTAACCCAATAATAATTAGGCCCTTTGCTAAAACGGACCAAATTCATCGGGGTCATCGCATAACCCGCCAATTTTAACTTATTGGCGACATCGGTAAAAGACATCTCAGCCTCCTTTATGATTTAAACGGCCACATTCCGGCGTCTTGAAGTTCTTTTTTACTGTGCGGCCTGATAAAGATATCAAAAGGATTGTTTGGTGAACTTGTTATTCCTGAATCCTCAAAAGCATACCACCAGTTATCTTGCCAAGTAAATCCTTCGTATTGCTGAAAAATGCTTCCATCAAGTCCCTGCCAGTTAACGTCTCCGCAGCTATCCAAATTGTCCTTGGTTGCTTGCGGACTTTGAGCCCCTGACTTGGTGTTTTCATATAACTTATCAGTATATTGGGCGGCCAGAGCCCCCTGGCACCACATTTCATAGGGATTACCTTCGCCTCCGGGAGTATCATCCCAAGGAACGATTGTGTCTCCCGGTCCGGTCATTAAATATAAAAAGGGCACGCCATAAGCGTATTGCGGAGGATCAGTATAGGGATAGTAATTTTGCGACACTTCCTGCATATTATGATCATTCGTAGTAGTATAATAATTGACAATTCTCTGCCATTGCAGTTCGGCCAATTCCTCAATAGTTATTTGGCCGCTTAAATATTCTTGCATTAAATCCGGGTCGATGGTTTGCTGCATCGGCCAATCATAATTCCAATCGACTACCAGAACTTCTATATCATAACAAATAGATACCCATATAACTTGAACGCAATATAATATTGCTCCTACTGGAACTAAAAAATGTTTAATATTAGCGTACCATTTTATATTAATACCTCTGGTATATTCATAAAGATGATGAAGCCTGCTCATCCAATAGATCGTCTGATTATATATACTTACTCCGGTCCAATATTCAGGAACGATATACCACCAATCATAAACTGCCTGAGTTGGGTCAAGATTGTCAGGTAATGGACTGCTCGGATTAGTCGGCCAATCATCCGGCGGCACGTCAACAACTTGAATTTGATCTAAGATACACTCTGCTTGTTTAAGTAACTGCAATTTCAAGCCATCCGGTCCTTTGTCCTCATTTGGATAAGGAGTCCCGGCTGTATCCTGATTGTCCATCTGGCTAACCCGCCAATAATAATCTTTAGGAGGTCCATTAGGATATGCCAGAGTTTTGATTTTGATTACATCTTCTCCCTCCCGGGGCACCCGGTCAACAAACCCGATTACAAATTTGGGGGTCAAATTGCCACTATCATCCAACTGACAAGCCACGATAACTTCATCATCCCCTCTTAAACTCATGCTGGCGTTAAAGTAACAATTATTTTCTTTATCAAAATCCTGAGCTTTGTGCTTATCGGTATCCCAGTATTGTTTCTTGGGACAAAAGAACAGGGGCAAGTAATCCTTGGACGCCTGCCCCTGATAAGGACCTTTATCAATTTGCACTTTAAGCTGGGATAGAACTTGCAGGGGATTGTCCTGAACCTGCTTAAAGGGCTGGGGAGGATTGTCAGGATTGTAGATGGTCGCCGAGACGAAAGGCCCCCCATAGACCTCAGAGAAGTCCGCATAATTCAGCCGGTAAACCCCAGGCCGGTTCTTTTTCTGCTGGATGTCCACGGCCTACCCCGTGACCGCGGTATCCGTATCTTCCGAAAGCAGCGGCTGGATGGTGAACGGCAACCCCACTTGGTTAACCAGTTGCGGCGTGGCCATGGGGATCACGTCATAAATCATCTTCCAGGCGTCGCCGGCATTCTTGGTGCCGGAATTGCTCACCGCGTAAGTGGTGGTCGCCAAGGTCAGAATGTTCACCGTCAGGGCGTCGTTGCCGGAGCCGGTCAGATGCGTAGTCGCTAAACCAGAGGCCGCCGAGAACCCCTGTCCAGGGTCCACTACCACCAAGCCGGTCACCGCGCCGGCACCACCCACGGAGGTCACTACCAGTTTAGCCCCCCAAGCGCCGCTTTGGGTGACGGAGATAATGTCCCCCACCGCATAACCGCCACCCTGGGCTCCCACAGACACCGTGCCAATGATGCCCACTAAGGTAAGATTTTCCCCGTTATTGAAGGCATTGGCGTTCCGGATTTCCAGATATAGGAAGCCAGCGGCGGTGCCTGCACCCCAAGTGCCAGAGAGGACATTCACCGCAGTCACTACAGCGGTCGCTCCAGAGACAGCCCCTTTGATCACATCGCCTTCCCGGATCTGGATCGCGCCGTTCTGGAAAGGCAACTTCCAGTAGGACCGAAAAGAACCCTGGACCGTGTTACCATCAGCCACTTCCTGGGCGGACATAAGCCACTGAATGGGCGTGCTGGAATATAGTGCCTGGGCCTTGCCGTTGGTCCCAATGCTCAAGTACCACTGATTCAGGGCCGGGGCGTTATAATTCACCACGCGGGCCATTTGCACCGGCGCATAACTTCGGCCTCCTCCAGTGGGCATTTCCTGGATATTGGCCCAAGTAGTCGGACCACTCGGAGAGATGACGTTCTTATAGAGGCCTTGATAGAGCGCCACTTTACAAAGAAAGATTTCCAGATTTCCAAATTCTCCTTCATTGACCACCATGGCTTGGTTCTCCTATGCGCTTAAGTTAGCCTGGCTGCCCATGAGCAAACCACTGGCCCCATTAACGGTTACGGGGGCCGCAAACAAGGCCCCCATCGCCAAGATTTCTTCCGTCTCTGCATCTGGATTTTGAGTGGGTCCCCGGGCAGTGGTGATGACTTGCGGTATTCCATCATTCCAGCGCCAGAGGGAGGCGCCGTACTGCCGGTCGGAGAGTTTCAGGCGCCGCTCCGTGACGAGGATCAGATGGCCACCATGGGTGCCGATCACGAAGCCGGTGCGGTTCCTCCATACCGGGGTCGGCATCATGGAAAATTCGGCGAACTCCTGGGTAGGCACGGCACCGCTGGCCATCTTCGCCGGGATCTGCGCCAGGCACAGGGTCCCCGGAATGGCCCCGATTCCCACTGACTCGATCTTGAACTTATCCGGCTCGGTGCCCCGCAAAACCCAAGTGAGGTTTCGGGAATTGACGTAAAGGCCGCCGGTGAAAGACGCAACGAGCACCAAGTCCTCGAGGAAGGGGATATACTTCCGGCTGAACCAGCCGAAGTCCCCATACTCGTTAGGTTCGGAATAATAGAGATTTCGACCCATCACTCCCCATATCCGGCCATGGTCGAAGGTAAAGTGGCGGAACTGTGGAGGGGGAATGATATTCAGGGTTCGCAGGGGATTGAAATCCGGGACTTGGTTGGTTACCTGTCCCTGCGAATTGATCTCCGCCTGGAACATGGGGCCGCCATTCACTTGGGTAATCCATACTTGAAAATCCCCCTCAAGATTATTGAGTTGTAGGCCGGCGGCTTGGTCCTCAAACTCGATCTGCCGGATGGGGCCGTTGCCGCTCTGACTCAAGCCATCGGCGCTGATCCGGGTATAGCACAGGTCATACTTGCCCGGCGGCATATCCCCGGCGCACAGGGAAACGTCCGGCGGCATTCCCGGCGGCGGCAGGCCCCATGGCCTGATCTGGCCGGAAATGGTGTCATAAATTCCGTTAAAAAACCGGGATGAAAAGTAAATCCAGTTAGTTACTTGGACATAATTCATCCGGCTTTTCGGTCCCACGGAGCACAGAGGCGTGATAAGCCCGCTTTCCGGCTCGATCCGGGTCAGGACTCCGTTGATCACCCCCAGCATGACGCTCAGTTCGGATTCTTCCCCGGCGATGGAGTGAATGTCAGCAAAGGGAGCGTTCAGTTTATAGCCCTGGGCCTCTTTCAGCACTCCGGTATCATGGGCGTCGCAGTTCACCAGGAAATGGGGGGTGATCCTCCCTTCCCGGTCCACCAGAGGGTCCGGCGGCTGCGGCAGGTTGTTCATGCCGTGAAAAGCCCGAGCCTTCACCGATTTAATAGCACTAGAAGTAGCCACGGAACCACCTTCTGGTGGGGCCGATGGGGTCACGGCCCCCGTGCCGTCGGGGTTTGTTATAGACCTTGGCCAAAAAGTTTTTCAGGTCCAAATCTGCTCGCTCTTTTTGGGTCTCCCAATACTGCAAGGGACCGGCGGAAATGGGAAAATCAACCACCTGATCCACGAGTATCGGGTAATTTCGGATGATTACCCGGGGATAAATCACCCGATGTTGCAAGCTGTGGGGAATGCAGTCGCACTGATCATCGCCCTTTTTCAGCACGGCGGGTAGCCGATAGTACCAAAGGTAGAGGATTTGAGAAGCCTTGGGATAGACGCCTAACAGATGATTCTGGCCCTCGATGGTCTCGGCCACTTCATGGACATGCTCGGCGATCCGGTTATGGTCCCGGCCGCTGAGATAATCAATGTGGCTGCGGACCCGGATATGCCGGGGATGACCGTCGCCGTCAAACCACTCCGCCCGGAAGAGTTTCTTATGAAAATCAGCGGGCAGGGGCCAGAGCCATTGGCTGGTATCCACCGTCACCGGCTCCGGGTCCACCAGTTTCAGGGTCGCCAACTCAAATTCCGTGGCTATCTCAAGGATGGCGGTATTGATCCAGGCAGCCAGAAAAGGCCGCAAGTCGGAACTCCGGATGATCCGGTACAGTTCGTCTTCCATCTGTGCCAGTTTCATGGTCAATCCTTAGAGCTTCCGGCCTGCCTTAGCCTCCTCAAAATCCTCATGCAGGCTGCCTTCGCCCTTGATTTGCAATTCGAGTTTTTCCATGGCCAAGCTGAATGCGGAGGAGTCCTGGTCGGTCCGAAGGGAAACGACCTTGCCGGTGACTAAAACGGTCACTTTAGAACCCACGGTCAGGTCCTTGAAGCCTTCGGGCTCCTTCATTCCCCCTTTGCCCTTGCCGAAATCGAAGCTGACCCGCCGCTGCCAATCGTTTGCAACATCCGGTTTGGCTGCCTTAGTCATAAAACTCCTCCTCCCATTCCCAATCCTGGGCCTCTACTTTCCAAGGGGGCGGCTTAGTGAAGTCGGTGCCGCACTTGGGGCATTCCCGGTCTCCGTTCCGGTAAATTCGCGGGTCTGGTCGAAAAACCAGACCGCAGCGGCGATTCGGGCAATGGACTACCGAATCTTCCGGCTCGTCGTCAGCCATGGCTTATCCTGCCGCGGCGGCAGCTTTAGCAGCCCGGGTAGTGGCTCTTTTTTCCCGGAAAGACTTTAATGCCTTTTTGCCGAGAGGTTTTCCTGAGCCTTTCCCGGATTTCGGCTTTTCCGGTTCTTTTGGTTTGGCCACCAAATCCCCGGCCACCTTGGGCATCCCCGGTGGCGGTTTAGGCCCAGCCTGCTTATAGAACTCCGGCTTGGCTGCTGCCGCCTGGTTGGCCTCGGCCTTGCGCCGCTCGTGCATCCCGATAATCGCCGCGGTTATCACATGGGTAGGCCGGGGGTATTGATAAAGCAGGGCTTCATCCACCGGAGTCCCGTCTGCCAGGTGCGGCCAACCATTCTCGTCGAACTCGATCTTGGGGATTTGCTCAAAGGCAAACTCGTCTTTGCGAGCAAACCAGGCCAGCACCTTATCCAGGAATTCCTGCATCTCTGGAAGAATTATTGGATTGCCGTTCTTATCTAGTGAGGTGAAAATCAGCCTGATTTCCTCCTCACTAGTGAAAGGCAAAAGGTCGCCATGACAGTAAGAGTTATTGGACAGCACGGCTACTTTGCCGCCCTGCTGAATCCAATTCCCCTCGGCATCCTGTTTCCCGGAAACGACCACTATCCGGTCCACTTCAACCATCGCCCCTTCCCGGGTGAATAAAAATTGGCTCATAAATTCCTGTCCTTTTTCAGATAGATTTGATTTTACCGCCACTCCACACACATCCCCAGAGTAGTCGCCGCCGGGGCTCCACTGAACTCAAGACCTGTGACCTTATCCACAATGCGGATTGTTCCCCACGGAGCCACCGGGTTAGCAGCGCGTACGGTGGGGTCATAGATATAATCGTATCTCCCCACCAATTGCCGGATGTGAACAAATATCACTTCGTTGATTACTCCGAGCTTATCTGCTGGGAGAGGGATGCCGTAGGTGTCGTAAGTCTTGGTGGCATCCCCAAAACTGATCTGCTGATAGCTCCGGTTGGGACCGCCCGGCGGGTTGTAATTCCGGCGGGAATCCACATTTACGGACACATCTGCTAAAGCGATAGCCATGGTCATACTCCTTTAGCTGCGCCCCAGGGCCGAAAACCCTGGGGCGACCGATTTTTTAGGTTATCCCGGTTAATAAGGCTCCTGCACCGGGGTCTTCACCGGGGTCAGGTCCACGGTGTATTGCTGGTTCTGGGTTTCCTCCGCCCGCTTCCACAGGCAGATGAACGGCTGAAAAGCCCCAGTCAGATAGGAGCCCCCTGTCGCTCTGGTGGTCATTTCGACAACAATTTGATCCATCGGTTCCAGGTCGGCGATGAATTTGAAGGCCAGACCTTCATAAGGGGCTATCGCGGCCACGGCCTTGTCGTCCACGTCGCAGAAATACTCGATGCTCGCCAGAGCCCCGTCCACCAGATTGATGGTAGCCAGAGCCACTTTATTGCTAGCGTTCCCGCCCGGATATTTGTAGAGGGTCAGAACGCCAATGGCGGTCGGCGTATTATAATTGAATGCCGTGGTGACCCAGTAGCCGAAGCGGACCGCGACCCGGGGTTCTTTCAGGGTTTTGGTGAGAATAGCCCCGGTGCTAGAGCCCAGGAGAATCGCTGACGCCATGCCGTGGTCGTCATTGGCGGAATCCACCACCATGCGGTCATAAGTTCCATAAGCCATTTTGTGTACCTCCTGCGCGGACCGGACGGCAGACCACCGCCCGGCGCGAGTTTATAAGCTGTTGATCTGGATGATCTTCGCCTTCCCCGCGTCGGGAACGTCCCACACGGAGCCGAAGCCCAGGATGCCGTACCAGGCGACCGCCTTGGCCCGGCCAAAGTCGCTCTGATAGTTGTTGTCCAGGCGCAGGTGCGGGGCCTCCGCTTCCAGACGGGCCACGGCCTCATCGCCGAAGACTACCGCCTGCCCCAGGTAAGGAGAGGTGCCGGCGACGTTATTGAAGGCCAGGTGCCGGTTGCACACCACCCAGCGGATCAATTCCGTGGCTCCCATCTCCCGCTTGAACACGAAATCGCCCTTGGACAGGTATTTGTGCCACTCCTGCCAGTAGCGGTCGTTTTTCAGGGAACGGTAGTTCTTGTTGGCGGTGATTCCCACGAAATGCTCCCCCTCGAAAGGCGGAACATACAGGGTGTCCACCAGATAGTCGGAAATCTGGGTGCAGTGGTCGAAGGTCAGGCCGGCTGAAGCCACATGAGTAGCATAGCCGCCTGTGTTAAATTCGCCAGTGGTCAGCCCGGTGGGAGTGAAAACCACCTTTACCGCGGTGGCGTCCAGGAAGGCCTGGGCAGTGGCGGTATCCAATTGCTCCTCCATTTGGGTCTTGAGCAACTGCTGAAGCTGCTCGGAGGGCTTGAAATAGCTCAACTGCTCGGCTATATTGGTGAACTCGGTCCCTTCGCCGTATTCCACCACGGGGATCTGCCGGTTCCCGTAGGCCGGCTTGCGGATGGGAATGCGGTTATTTTCCTGCAGCACCGAGGACGGGGTGTTGGGCAGCCGCTCGATGTGCATGATGTTGATATATTGGCCGGCATTGGCCTTGAAGCCGATGCCGTAGTCGCGGGCGAAAGGCGCCACAATGCAGGCGGCCGCCGCGACTTTCCGTAGTTTTTTTGATAGCTGCCAATTCTTGTAAATTCCTACGGCAGCGTCCCATTCCCAGTTGAAGGGCATGGCTTGCCTCCTTTATTTCGGGGAGACAGGCTCTCTAAAGAATTCTGCGACCTCGCGCTTCCTCGAAATCTTCTTTCAGGGAGCCCTCAGTCTCCTCTTCAGGTTTTGGTTTCGGTTTCGGCAGGCCACCCCGGCCAAGAGTCTGATTCTCCTCTTGGGCCTTTTTGGCGGCCGCTTCCTTCTCGGCTTCGGTCATGGCCACCTTTCCGGTGCGGGTGCGGACGTAGTTGACCATCCACTCCCCCACTTCCTTGGTGAAGCCTTTGCCGCGCAATTCCTCGGGAAGACGGGACTCAGCCACCATAAAAAGGTCATGATCAGCCGACTCTGGATCGTTGAGTTCTAGCCCGGCTTCCAGGCCGTAAGCGACTGCCTTATCCCAGGCCTTCTCCGCCGCGGTCTTCCGGTCCTCGGCGGCCCTGACCTCATCCCGAGCTTTAAGTTTCTTCTCGACCACTCCCTCTATAAGGGACTCAATCTCTTCGGTGCGCTGCGCCGGGGTCGCCCCCAGGTCCAGCATGGCTTCGTTCATTTCCACCATGAGATTGGTCACGTCATCCTGATAGGTGGGACTGGTGTTATCCAGGGCCCACACCTTTTGCCAGTAGGCCCGACTGATTTCGGTAATTTTTGTCCGCCGCTCCTCCTTAGACAGTTGCGGCTTGGTCTCGGCAGGCGGTTTTTCTTCCTTAACCGGGGGCTTGGTCCGCAATTCCGCTAGTTCGGCCTCCACTTTTTCCCGCGCCCGACGTTCCTCCGCGGCCTCCATCTTGGCCTTGGTCATCTCCTTCTCGGCCTCAGAATGGGCCTTTTCCGCCTCCTCCTGAGACTTGAAGCGCGGTTTAGGCGGCTCCTCCTCTTTCTTCTCTGGAGGTTTGCCCTTGGCCGCGGCTTCAGCTTCCGCCGCTTCCCGGGCCGCCTTCTGCTCCGGGGTTTCCTCTTCGCCGCCGGGAGGGGTTTCCTCCTCCTCCATGTTGGGATGGCCTCCCAGCAACATACCGGCGGTGACTTCCCGGCGGTTATCCAGATCATCCGCCAGGCTGTCTTCGCCTTCCTTGGGGCCGTACTGAATTTCCGGGTCTGCCCCGGGCTTAACTTTGCCTGCCATTGGTTTTCTCCATTCCCCGGCGGTTATCCTTGCGGGCCGCCGTGGGGCCAAAAAAGAGAGGGTGATTCAGATGATTCAGGCACCTGAATTGCCCTCTCTCTAATGCTTGCGTCCTGCTGCCGGGTGCGCACCCTTGGGCAAGAACCCCGATTTTTATATGCTCAAGCCGTTATCCCGTATGGGGCGGCCTAAGTCTCTTTTTCATAAAGGTTGGCTAACTGCGGCCCCGCCACTCGCAGGGCCTCTCTTTCTGCTAATATTGGCCGCCATTCGATGGTGGCGATAATTTCATCAATAAACGCTCCCAGGGTTTGACAGACCGGATCAGCCTTGGTTAATTCCTGGATGCGCTCGGCATATTGCTCGATCAATTTCTTCAAAAGCGCGTTATTCTGATGCAGGTCCGCGGCCATCTCCGAGGCGTTCAGGATAGCCCGTTTCAGGCGTTCCTGCGCCACTGCCTGCCGGGACACTGGCTTTCTCTCCATTGGCCGGCCGGTGCGAATGTCCGTCTCTACCCCGCTGGAACGAAGCAATGCCATTACTGCGCCCCTCCTGGAGGCGCGGCTTCTGGGGCTGGTGCCCCGGCCCCGACGGTAGTTGCCGCCGCGGAAGCCGCATAATCTTCAGCCTGAGCGATATGCCGGTCGCCTTCCGCCCCCACTTCATGCGCTTGGGCCCCCGCCAATCTTGCTTCTTGCGCGTCTTTTTCCTGTTGGGCCAAAATTTCGGCGTCCTGCTGTTCCTGCTGGGTTTTGGCAATCTCTTCCGCCTTTTCGTCGCTCACCATGATCCCTTCATCTTCCAGATTAGTGCGTTTGATAATGGCCTTAATGATGCCTTTGGGTTCCAGATAAGGAGTGAAGAGCTTGCCCATGCGATTGGTTTCGCATAGCGGTAATACGAGTTTCGCAATATTACTAATGACTTCCTGGTTGCGTAGCAGGCTGGAGGCGCCGCTGACCTTGAAGGAGCCGCTGCTGAGAATAGGAAGCTGCAAGCCCGTGGGGGTCTTGGCCCGGTAGCGGTCGGCGACCTCTTTACCCATCCACCTCGCCAATTCCCAATAGGTAATATTGACCTGGCAGACTTCATAAAGGGTATTGATGGCGGCCAGAGCGCCGTCATCCAGATTTTCCGCCGCCAGTGACATGACCGTATTGGATTGCTCCAGGTTTTGCGCCGATTCCCGGGCGGTCACCATGGCCCGGAAATCTGGCAAGCCTTGGAGGGCGTAAGTTACCCCGCCCCCTAACTGGAAGGTCTGGTCGCCGTACTTCAAGTTCGCCAGAATATCGCCGGTGGTGCTCTTGCGATCTATGGTGCGGATAACCTGCTGGCCCTGCTCCGTTTCCAGGACCAGCCAGATTTTGCCGGGGTAATCGTCCAGGTCCTCCTGGTCCACCAAGCGCCGGATGGACATTTCCTTCTGGGGATTCACCGTCCAGTTGAGATCGTCCAGGTGCAGGGAAAAAAGGTTACACATGGCGTACCACAGGCTTTTTAAGCCGGTGAGCAGTGAGCGGCCATCAAACCGCAACAGATGCGGCAGGGGAGCGAAACCCGTCCCGGGCCAGCGCAGACTGGGATATTGAGTTCTTTTCGGCAAACGCACCACCCGGTCGGCCACCACCCAATAAGTGGCGCTGGGAAGCAGCAGGTGGCCCCGGCGGTCCAGGACGGTGCCGAAGAATTCCGAAGTCAGGACCTTGGTGCGATAGGATGATTGCTGATAAAGCATGTCCCGGCGCCGTTTCAATTCACTGGGATCAATATTTATATCGCTTTTGGGATTGCCCCATTGCCCGCCGGGGCCGCAATCCTGGAGATTGCTAAGGATCCCCTTTCCCTCCATCTCCTTGAGATCGTAATAGTCCAGCCATTCCTCATGGATCCAGTACATCCCGGACTGCGATTGCCGACTGAGGGAGTCCGGGTCCCGGTGGATCTTCCACGGCTCGATCAATTCCCAGTAAGGCCCGACACCGGGGCGCCACATGGGGATCATCTCCATGCTCTGGCCCACCGCCATGCCCATGCAGGTGGCGTCGGTGAAGTTTATGGGGAAATTGCTCATGGACTTGGAGAGCATCAGGGTCATAAACCGGCGGATAAAATCGGCCGACTCTTGATCCTGCTCGTTCTCGATGGAGAGAAATTGCGGGTCGTAGGCCTTGCGGATCACCGCCACGAAAGTAAGCCCGTAGATATAAGGCTTGGGCAAAACCACCCGGGCCTGCCAGGCTTCCTTCCACTGGTAGTTGATCGGCTCCTTTTCGTTGAAGACATCCCAGCACTCCGCCTGCTCATAGCGGATATCGGTCATGGAATCCCGGGACATCTTCACGCAGTCGTTGAGGAAGTTGACGAAGTGCTGCTCATCCTCCCCGGCGTAAGCCTGGGTCGCCTCCTCCCGCTCCGCCAGTTCCTTTTCGTCCATCTCTGGAGGCTTGGCACTATCCACCTCCAGCCGGGTGCGCAAACGGCGGATTTCTTCAGTCGGGTCTGTAGGAGCGTTAACGGCCATTGCTTCCTCTAAAATTTCTTGATGGATAAATCTCCAGTAGGAGTTTTCAGTAGGGGTACTGTTGCTCCTACGGCAGCTCCTGTCACAGCACTAGTTGCCGTCTTTTTTGCAGCCATTCGGGCTTCCTGACGCTTAATTGCTTTGGCATGGCGTTCTTCAAAAGCGGCCTTGCCCCCAGGACCATAACTTGCTCTTTCATTAGCCATAATCTTCTTCTCACTAAAATTTCTTAATGGACAAATCTCCCGTGGGAGTCTGCTTAATCGGCACCCGCACCAGATTCCCGGCGGCGTCCCGGCCATAGCCCATTTGGGGCTGGGCCGCCTTGGTCGGCGGAGTCGGAACTTTAGTCTGTCCTCTTGGCGTCCCGGTTGGCGCGCCCTTTACATCAGGCCGACCCTCCAGTGTGTGTTGAACCCGCTTGACAAAATTCGGGGTGAGTTTTCCCCGGAGCCATTCGCCAACCCCGTTGGGCATAAGCCCTCCTAAAAATTCTTCTTGGTCAGATGACCGGTATGGGTCTTCTTGACCGGCAGACCTTTTTCCTTAGTCCTGGCAAATTCCGCCGCATCCGACTTTTTCATGGTCCGGGCCACCTTTGCCACTTCCCGGCTGGGAGCGGCTATCTGTCCGGTCTGAACCGCGTGGACCATCCCCATGAACTTCCGTTGTTTCTTGCTTTCCGCTGGCATGGTCTTCTCCTTTTACTCCGCAAAATCTTGACGCCGCTGCTCCGTCCCGCCGAATCTTCGCAGCAGCCTTTTAGGATACCAACAGCCCAGAACCCCCTGGCTCTCGTTGCATAATTGGCAGAGCTTGGCTCCGGGAAACTGCTTTTTCCCGCCGCACCGGGGACAGCGCATGGGGTCAGGAGGCTCCATCATTTCCCCTGCTTATTCTTTCCAATGCCTTAGAATAAATATCCGAATCAAAGTTGAACATTGGACGCTTAAACTTGCATGACCTGCACACCGCAGGAGAAGTATCATCCATCCGGTGGATTATGGTCTTGGCAATTTTCCATTTCCGTTCTGCTATCTGTTCCAGGGAATCATCAAAGACGTTCCCTAGCTTGACCTCGTTTCGCCAATCATAGCAGCAAAGATGGGCATCGCCCTGATTGTTGATAGGCAATTCGTGCAAAACCATCTGGCAGGGATCATCGGTTATCTCTCCGTCGCTTCTGAAGAGGCGGCTGTCTAAGTGGTCATTTCCCTGACCCACGATCAAACCACTGAAAAACTGCCCCAGTACTTCCGCCGGTATGTGAAAATAATTGCTCACATAGGTTTTCTCGAACCATTGTAAATGCCGGTCCTTTATTAAGATGGTCCCGTTAGTCCACAGGAAGAAGCGGCTTTGGGGATGCTGGTTTCTTATGCTGTCCATTAACTTGAACATCTTATAAGCTGTCACCATTGGTTCATTATAATAATGAAAGGTGATATATCCGCCAAAACCAAGATCATAAGCATCTTTCAGAACAGATAGTATTTTATTTCCATTAAGTCGCCTTCTGCCGGTTTTTTCTCTTTTGCCGATGGGACATATATTTTTGTGGATTTCCTTTAGATTACATTCGGTACTAATTTCAAATGAAAGAAGTTGGGTTATGTCTATCGGGTTTTTCATGCAACTCCCCGGCAGGCATCGTGACCTCCTCTTTGACAATAATAATCAATATTAAGAGGTGAATTTGGGCCATATTCCCCGTATCGATCCCCGATGAAATCCTTGTTGACGCAGGTAAACGGCAAGCACATCTCCGGATCTGTGTTAGGCGGTGGGACAAAATCTTTCATTTTATTGAACTGGTCTCGGCAAATCACCTGAATGGCAGTCTCAGGCATTTCATAATGAGGACACCAAAGGGCAGTCCAGCCGGAAGAAACTTTGGCTAGGTAGTCGCGTAGTTGCTGGGAAAGCACATAGGCGTCGGACTCGATGTGTAAGAGCTTATCGAAGCCGTACCGTTCAGCCAAAACTGGAGTCAAGAGGAAACTCCGCCACCAGCCCAGAAAGTTGTGGTGTTCCGGGCGGCCTAGATGGGTGCTGAAAGTAAAAATGGAAGCCTTTGGTAACTCTTCCGGCAATTCCCGATAAATCGGGAGGTCTAACTTCTTTAACTGTTTTTCATCGCTGCCGTCATCCAGTAGCAAAATATGGGAAATGCCCATGTTCTGGTAATCTTTCCTGGAATATTCCAGCCAAATGGAGTACCGCAGCCAACAAGTGTTTTTCTGTAAATACATCGTAGCGAAAAGCAATGTTTTCACAATAATTCCTTAAACTCTTCCCAAGAAATCAGGTTGAGCCATTCTTTAGCATTAATAACTAAGTTATTATATGTTAAAGGCAGTAATGGTTTAAAAGTCTTTTGGCTGTTTCCATCGTTGCGGATGATACCGCAGCCTTCGTCTTCGTTGACCACGAACATTTTGTAAGGGTAGATCCGGAACTTCATCCAGGCTTTCCAGACATCGCCGTTCCACCATTCTACTTCTCTCGGAACTCTTTGCGCTATTTCAGATTTAGGAAAACAATCATGGACTACGATGGTTCCGTTACGATTCAGGCATTGCAAACTGTTTAAAATATCTCTTGTTACCTGCTCCTCGTGATGAAGTCCATCAATAAAAATAATGTCAAATTTACGATGGTTTTCTGCAAAAAACTGATCGCTTGTCATAAGATAGGTTGGATTCGTAGCCGGGTCGGGGTCCACTCCAAACTTCTCCTCACAGATTATTCTAGGAAAAGTCCCCGGTCCTGTTCCTATTTCCAGAAATGATTTATAATTGTATTTATTGATCAAATAGTTAATTACATCACATCTTTCCATCACAACAACTCCTGAGCCTGGGACAACATCAAATTAAAGTGGGAACTCAATTTCTGATCATCACTATAATGATGACAATGGCATCCCTGATCTTTTTCGCTCTGATTAGCTCTTGCCAAAAGCACTTTAGCTCGGGATGAGTAGCGTTCATAAGAGAGATATTTAAAATGCCGAAGCTGAAAGCCTGGGATGTAGGCTCTCTTAACATTTCCAATGGGGTCTGCTCCGTGGGCTCCGGCGTGGAAATTCATCTCTTGAATTGAATCCGGTTTGAAGACCACGGGTTTATCGTACAAGGTAGATTTCACCCCAAACCGGACTTGCTCCAGCATAGGAAGCCGTGAATCCGGCAGGGTTTCGGAAATCATTTCAAAGCCTTCCGGGACAAGTGCGGTGATACCCTGTGCCTCTGCCATGTCTAGCAACACTTGCAATCCCTGTGGATAATAAAGAAACTCATCCATATCAGGCAGCATAACCCAATCGGCTTTGCCCCTTGATTTTTTCCACTCTTGATTACGCATCATGCGTTGCGTCCCATCAATAAATTCGCCATTGGTACTGTAAGATCGCATTAATACTTTTTCATGCTTGGAAAGAAGTTCGACTGAATTGTCATTTGATTCGTTGTCGTAAACCACGATCTTATCTACGACCTTCTGATAATGCCTCAAAAAGAAGGGGATCATAAAGGCTTCATTCCAGCAGAAGGTGTAGAGATGGATGATCATTATTGCCATCCTCCCAGAATATCCATCCTGCCCTGCGATTCCTCAACTATGATCTTGCGGGTGCCCTTCATCCGATGCTCTACCGGCCCCGGACCGTTACCGCCGTTAAGTTCCCCGCCGGAATGATGGAGGCCAGGGAATTGCTTCAAGATTTTCTTAGAAAGCCCCCGGTTGTAAATGTCGATCATAGTTTTGTAGCAGGGGGCTCCGTGATGAACAAAAGGATGGTAATGTCGGTAGTTCTCTAAATTTATCAAGGCAAAAAAGGGGTGCAGATAGGGGATGGGTTGCTGGCTTCGGTGTCCTTCATGTATTCCAAATATGTGCCCATCAAGACCGATATTATGAAGACAACCTACTCCAAAGGTGTCCGGCTCCATCATTTCAAGCATTCCTTCCAGGATGGGTTCATGGACTGTAACATCAGAGTCAAGTAAGAGGGCAAAAGGGGTGAAGCATCGTTCCAATCCTAAACACATCCCTCGTCCATGGCCGATGTTATGGTCAGCAAAAACCTTTGTAATAAAGGAGTCTTTCATAGTCTCCAAAAATTTACGGCAGGAATTATCCGGTGCTGACCCATCTACGATAATCAGGGGAACCTCAGGATAATGACGCCTGAGTGATAAAAGGGTGTTCGCCAACAAATCCTCACTATTGTAGCTCACCAATATGGCGGTTATCTTATTCTCCAGGCTCATCTTTTCCTCTACGCACATTCGAAGGCCTCGATAATCCGTTGCGGAGTAAACTGTTTCATACAGGGAGCCCCGACCTCTTCTATTTTGCGCTCGCATTTATCAGTCTTATCCCAACAGGGGATGCAAGGAAGATTTTGAAACCAGAGCGGTTTAACAGTGGGGTAGTAGCTTACTCTGGTTTTGGGATCGATGTTGCCAAATAAGGCTAGGCACTTGACTCCCAAGGCGCCGGCGATATGTACAGGCGCGCTGTCCACGCTGATTACCGCATCCATGATGGAGATAAGAGCCATCATCTCCGGGATAGTCAGTTGGTCCAGCAGATTGACCACATTGCGACCACCAAGATTCTTAAGGGGACCAAAAAGCACCTCGGCCTTCCCCAGGACGATTAAGGTTCCCTCATATTTTTTCTTCAGACCAGCCATTAGAGGCCGGATATACTTCAAGGGCAAGCTACGAGCCGCCGACTTGCAAGTAGGGGCAAGGGCGATCCAGGGATGCTTAAACTCTTTCATCAGCTTATAGGCTGCCTGAAGAGATTCGTGGTTTACAGACAAACCGAAGGTTTTGGCCTTGCTGTCTCTCTTGATCTCCATAAGATCATCGAAGACATCCGAGCGGTCACGGGTACAGTAATCCAGCCAAGGCAGTTTCCCCTCCCCGATCCCAGGCGGCTCCACTTTCCAGCGCAGATCATAGAGCCGATGGAAACTGGCACCGTTCCAGTTAGTGATAGGGATGATTGCGTCCAGATAATCTGCCCCCGCCAGCACCTCCAGGTTTTGATGAAGGGTAGCTAGCACTAGGGGCCGCCAGGGTTCCTTCTCTTTTAGAGCCCGCAAACTGGCGGATAGTATAACAAGATCACCTATCCCCCCCATACGGATGACCATATTGGTCCGGCGAGGATTAAAATTCAATAAAGTGTGATTGCCCATCTCCAGGGACCGCATCCGATATTCCAGAGCCTCGATTCTTTCGGTATAACCTTGGAATGGTCCCATACCCCTTTCACAGTAAAAGCAGGGTTCCGGCAAGCGATGTTCATTACAGCGGCGTTGCATATTCAGCCTAAAATCCGTAAGCCCGCAGCACTGGCGGGGAGGCATTTCTGAGCCATTTGGGAATCTTCTTTTTGGGGAATAATTTTGCTTCCAACTTATCGAAATCCTGTTCAAAAAAGGGGATCATGCTTTCCCATAGCTTCGCCCTAGCCTCGCAATTCAATTCCCTTTCTGTAGGTTGGCCGATTCCGAGCATGGACGTTCCCAATTTATCTTGTCATAATTTTGTCTATACTTTTCCGAGGCGCTGATAACGCAGGCCAGATCGCCGTGGTCCTTCTCTGGGGGCTCCCCGTCCCAACCTTCCTCTGGAGCCACCATCTGGCCGGTAAGGGTGTTTCGGAAGCCCTGGCGGCCAAATTTCTTGCCCTCCCGGTCCTTACCGTCGAAAATCATTACCTCTGCCCAGCGCTTGTAGCCGGAGGTTTCTATCTTGATTGCCATCTCTTTTCGGTTTCTCCCAGGGTTGCCTGCCCCGCACCGGCCCATAGCCGTAACTTTCGGCCCGGCGCCTCATTAGTTCGGCCTGGCGCCGCACGCTCCCTTTGTTTACTTTGGTGCTGACCTCACCCAGCAAAACATAAACCGAGTTGACCCAGGCCTCGCAGACGTGCGAGATGGAGTCGTTCACCGGCTCAGTACCCAGCCGGTTATTGGAGTTGTCCACCTTGAAATGCCAGGCGCCGCTCAATCCCTTATCCAGTAAGTGATTGCTGTTCGACAGATAGATCATCGGGGCGCCTTTGGCGTTGTTCTGGATCAGCCAGTAATTGGCCGCAGTCTCCCGCTCGTGCCAGGCTTTGGGGCCTTTTTCAAAACTCGGCGGGAATCCACGGACGAAGCGCCTGAAAAACTCCTCTACTCTTTGGGCGGCGCTATTGGTCCTGGTCCCTTGATCGGGGATAGCCATGGACCAGTCCCCCCCGATGCGCCAGGAGCTATTCTTGATGTCCTTCCACTTGGGGCTGCGAAGTAAAGGTCCAAGTTGCGTGGTAAGAAGAGTATCTATGGCCGCCCCTTCCAGGCGCAGGGTGTCCAGATAGATCAGCCGATTAGATTTGCTGATCTGGCCCAGGACGCAGGAAGGATTGTGCCAGCCGTCAAAAAAGGCGAAGCAGGTGAGCCCGTCTTCCGGCCAGATTTCCGAGGGGCACAGATGCTTTTCCCTCTCATAGGCCGGAGTGACGTTAATACCAGGCCGAAATTCGGCATAGCGGCCTTCCACATAGCGGGCCCGGGCCGCCTCGCTCTTGAAGACCCGCCGGGCCATCTGCTTGGATTCCTCGTTCATGGTGGCGTCTTCTTCATCGCCCACATGAAAGACTTCCTTGCGGATGTCCGGGGCCGCCGGGTCGATGTCCGGCTCCATCACCAGCCGCCGGAAGGTCCAGTGGTTTTCCTCGACATAGTTCAGGTCGATCTGGAGCCGGCTCGGAGTGCCGTCCGCCCGGGTAGCGCGGTAGGCCGCGTGCTCATAGGCGTCTTCCGGGACGCCGGCGTTGGCCCTCTCCACCATAGGCGCCGGGTCATTGATCCAGCCGAATGACCATGCCGAAGCCCCCTGTAGGCGCTGCATATCGGCCGGATCATTAACCCCGAAGAGGTCAAGTTCGAAGCCGTAGTCAATGTTGATGATTAATTTGCGGTCTTCATCAGAAAATTTGATGGCGCCTGGAGCATTTCGGAAAAATTCGTGGAAGGCGGGAACGAGACTGATGCTGATATTTTTTAAGGTATCCCGGACAATAAAACCGCGGATGCGCTGGCCACAGCGTCTCCCGAAGTTTAAGAGCGCCTGAATGCTTGCAAAAGTCTTATGGGTCCCCGGTTTCCCGAACAGGGCCACAATTTGGGCGGTGGAGTGAATATAGGCGTTGATGGTGGGGCCGAATATCCATTGAACCGGAGGCATAAAAATTTCTCAGGGCTTCCTGGGCATTTGGCTCAGGTTAAGCACACCGATAAAAAAATTACAATAGTTCTTGACACCTAGCAAATCTTGCGGTATTTGTGTAAAAACTTCTGAGGAATGGATTATGGTTTTAAAGAAAAAAAATGTGCGGGGACCGGAAAAATTTCGGAATGTGGTTACCAGGAGGATCAGGAAAATTGGCGCGGCACTTTATATTCCCTTTCCCAAGCCAATTGCCGAGGAAATGAAAATCAAAGTGGGGGATTTAATAGTTTTTATGAAGGGAAAAGAGTTGAAAATTAGTAAGGTAGAGGAAGATTAAAGCATTAGTAGCATGGGAATCTCATCGCAAGGGAATTTATGGCAAGGTACACAGTCTGCCCAAATTCTCACCGGCAATTCTTCCTTTTTTATTTCCTTAAATCCAAGTTTATAAAAAAATTCTGCAACCCGGCAAAGCACAAAGACCTGTTTAATACCAAGCACTTTAGCCTCTTCTAAGCAATTCTCAACCAATCGAGAACCTATTCCTTGATCTTGATGGGCGGGGGCAACTGCCAAAGACCGAATTTCCCCCCAGCCGTCCCAGCAAATATGAAGGGCCGATACTCCTACTATATTAGAATAAGCTTCTGCAATAAAATAATCCCGAAGATGCTCATAAAGATACGCTAAAGACCGAGGAAGTAATTCTTCGTTGAAATAAAGTAAGAACTCCCTAATAGCGGGAACTTCATTTATTTTTGCTTTGCGAATCATGCTTTAACCTTTCTCTCCAATATTGGGAATAATGCTTTTCTCTTAAATAGTATGATTGAACACCCGTATAATAATTAATCATTATATATGTAACCATTATTAATGCATGTTGGCCTTTTTTGTTTACTGGGTTTTTTGTAAATCTATATACCCAATAAACTATATGACAAACTCCACTTGGCGTCATATTCCTTAAATAATCTTTTGAATAATCCCAAGACTTATAATTATGTATTTTTATTCTATAGCCTTCTATCGATATATAAGGAAGACGCTTTGGTAGTCCCGCGCTTTTTATTTGCATTTAAAGTTCCTTCTATAATATCGCCGTTGATATTCCCGGTTGTAACGCCGCCGGTAAATTACCCGGCATGGTCCCAAAACGCAGGTCTTCTGCCGCCCCAGAGGATAAGGGATAGCAGAAAGACAGACTTCGCAAAATCTGCTCAAGAAAGCCTCAACCCTACATACTGCTTCTTAATATGGGCGGCGAAGAACTGTCCTTTTGATTGGGCAACCCTGAACTGATCCCAAATTTCCTGGGGGACCCCTCGATAGACATAAAGGTGATTCCCCACAAATCTGATCCGCATCTCCTCAGAGTAGGGATCGTAGCCGATGGCCTCAATGTGCCCGGACTCAACCGGAATCATGTCGATGGACATGATGGATCTCCTTCGTTGAATACCATTTCATTAATAGCCGAAAACACTCGCCGCATCATTTCTTCCTGTTCGGCTTTATACTCTGGGGTATTCTCATATTCGATCTCTGCCTTGGCCTTTTCAATGGCTTCTGCAGGAAGAGAATCAAAACATTCTTTTAAGATGGGAATTACTTCTCCAACGGTAATTTTATCTCGGTTTATTTCCATGTCCCGGCCAATCCATTTGTACCAACGAACCTCCAATCCGCTCTTTTTATGATAGAAATTTGGCAGGACCAATTCGCAAGTGGGGATATGATTGTTTTCTTCAAAAAACTTTTCACGCAATTCCTCTTGCCCACAATCGCAATGAACCATGCAACCATATCCCTTATTCCAAGGAATACTATGTTTTTTACATAGTTTTTTAAGAACTGAATCTTGCCATTTTCTATGTTTATTACTCCAATATTCTACTTCTTTTTGAACTTCATCAGCTTCTTTACTAAGCCAAGGAAATTTATCACGCTTGACACATGATTCATCACATTTCCGTCTTGCTTCGTGGTCATCAAAGTCAATTCGATAAACTTCTGTATGATAGCATGAATCTGAATGAGGATGGGCTTCGTGCCACGCTTCGGCTATTTCTCTAAAGCCACAAGTGCATTTAGCATCCATATAATCGGGACGCATTGCGAAAATATCATTTTCATACTTCGGTCCATAACCGTAAGTACCCCCCAGACAACCACAACCATGGGGGGTATCAGGCAGACCTCGAATAATAAACTCAGAAAGGGCATATAGTCCCTGAGAGAGAATGTCCGCATCTTTGCTTAAGGCGCTGGGAGGCCCAAAAAACTCCACTAAGGTTTCCCCTTTGGAGTCAACCAATCGGCCAATTTTATTTGCGCCTTTTTCTTTATTGCTCATGGCTCAAACCTTACTCCTTGTTTTGCCCTCCAAACGTGAGGGTATTCATCCGGGTTAAGCTGGAGATAGTCGGGTTCCCCCGCATGGAGGATCTCGGACCATCGCCTGGCGCAACCACCGCAATGACCAAATTCATCGAGTTTGAAAGGGTGGGTTCGGAGCCTACACAATTTACAGGGTATCCGGTTGGAACAGAGGAGACTGAGGGCGATTTCCATGCTGGGATAATAACCTTCAACGTGAATATAGGCCATCCGGCAGTTTTCGAGGTCAGTTTCCCCGATCCCGTATTTACACTTCATACTTCGCACCTTTCCCCGATCATCCTGGCCACGGTCTCAGCCTGCTGTGGACGTCCTTCCCAGGGGCAAGCTTGCCCGCGGTAAGGGCTCTCATCGCTATCACAGACCTCATTCAGCCAAAAGAAGCACTCAGCCCGGCAAAATGGGCTCTCCTCCGCGTGATAGTGGGAGAGGTAGCCGGTGCATTTACTCATGGCGGGTTTATCTTTCCGGCTGCGCCTTGGTGAAGACCAACTCCCGGCAAAAAGGCGGGTTAACATCCCTCCCGGACCCGCTCCACTTCCAACCGTGCTCTTCAAAGAGACCCCTGACCTTGGCCTCGAACTCTTCATCGGCGGGACCGTCATACCGGATGATCATGGTATTCAAAGATTTTGCGGTCTGTCCTTCCATCGGATTGCTCCTTTGCCCAACAATCTGCCCTACTATCCCCCGCCTGTCAAGACAAAAATGGGGAGGAGCATCTACCTGTCCCGGGTTCGCTCCTCCCCATCCCACCTGATGCAACCTCCCACCTATGCTCCTCACATTGCCGCTGGCCCTCCTTGGCCATCCAACCTTTCCATCCGTGGATGCCCCCCTTCTACCACAGCAAAAATCGCCGTGTCAAGAAGTTTTTGAAATTCTTTTTATCCTTTCCCCAATCCACCTGACCACCGGCACCGCCACGGCATTCCCGATCATCCGGTACTTGGCGGAGTCAGATAGCGGCGGGTCCAGGTCCAGCCAATCATCCGGGAACCCCTGCAACCGCAGGCACTCCTTCGGGGTCAGGCGGCGGACAAGCATAGTTGAAGGAATAAAAGTTTCGCTCTCTCCATCAAGTCTGCCGCTTCCACCTTTGGCATTGAGGGTATAAGCCACAAACTGATAATTATGCTCCGCCTCGTTACCCCCACCGGAGGCCCACTGGACCTGCTGGGCTACCAAAGTTGATTCGTGAACCCCAGCAGCCTCTTTTCGCATAGTCGCCGCCTTATCATCTTCCTGCCAGAACCCTTGGCCACTGTTTCTAACGGTCAATGGCCCCTGATCCGTCCCTGACGGTTTTCCATGTGTGCTGCCGCCAGGAGAGCCGCCCCGCAGGGTAGGGGTCACAACTAAGGGGTCTTGCCCGCGGCTTTCTCCGGTTCTGCTTGTCCCCCGGCCAGATGCGCTAAGGCTCGGCGCAAAGTCTCTGGCAATTCCTTCCCCCTTCTCTCGGCCCGGCGGAGGATGCCCGCAGCCGCACGCGGACTCAAAAAGTACCTCGGCGCAACGTCCGTCTCCAAGACTTCCGACAACGAACACGCGGCGGCGTCGTTGGGCCACTCCGAAATACTGAGCGTCCAGGATTCGCCAAGCCGCATAATACCCGAGTTCTGCCAGCCCGGAAAGGATGACGGCAAAATCCCGCCCTCCGTTAGAGGACAACAGACCGGGGACGTTCTCGATAAGCACCCATTCAGGCGAAAGCTCCCGAATAACTCGATGGAACTCAAACCAGAGGCCGGATCGCTCTCCATCCAGACCCGCCCTCTTCCCGGCAACGGACAAGTCCTGGCAGGGAAACCCCCCACAAATAAGGTCAACTGACCTGAGATTTCCTTTCCCGGTTTCTCTGACATCACCAAACCTCTCCGTCTCTGGAAAATGGTGGGATAGAACCCAGTTGCAGTCCCGGTCAATCTCCACCTGCCAAGCAACATCCATCTCTAACCCCAAATCAAAGCCGCCTATCCCTGTAAAAAGTGAGCCAACCCTTAATCCCATGGCCAGCATCATAATATACCTAATTTTAAAAATCAAAAATTTCTTGCGTAGGTTATCAAGTCATGGGGGGGACGGGACTCCGGCCTAGGGGTTTCACTTCTAGGCCGAGAAAATGCGCAGGCAGGGATGGCGCCGCCTGGCCGCCGGCGACCGCCGGGATCGGAGCGGGTCAGACCGCCCCGGCCAGTACCATTTTTGAGTAAAAGTGGTACTCATATCTGATTAGTCAATGATTTTAATAGGTTTGCCTGGGATCGCAGGCTTGGGATGGCGATAGGTATCAACATCTTGTGGTGCCTGATGAGGCAGTGGCGGCTGCCCAGCTATGCCCTGGTTAATCTGTACCGCAGCGTCAGGGCCTTGGATAATAACCGTAAATCCTTGACTTCCTTCGATATATTCTTTTTGTAGGCCCAAATTCTTAGAGGCAAGCTCTAATCCTTTGGCCTGCCATCGCCTTTCGGGATCATCACAGAGGGCCAGGATACCCAGCGCGGTCCGAACCTCACCTAACCCGATTGCCCGAAAAATCTTTCTGTGATCCGCCTCGTGCGCTTCATATTTTTTCACTATTTGTTTTGCAATCCAATAAGCTGTACGTTCAGGGATTTCTCTTTTATAATCATCTAATATTCCTGACAATTTTAAAGATTTCATAATAGGCATTTTTTCTGTAAGGGAGAAATAGAGGAATTTCATCTCTTTGGTAGATAAAACGCCTTTTTCACCAATTCTTTCAAGACATTGATCTACTTCTTTCATAATGGCTTCTATATTACAATCAATTAATATTTGATTATCACCACTTATCTTATCCATATTAAGTATATTATATATATTATATAGGTCTTGGCGGGCGATGGATTCTGGTAAGGCCACTGTGGCGGGCTTGGCCTGTCGGTAGGGACGGCCAGGTCGGCGCCGGGGGGCCGGGTCGGCTAGCGGATCGGCACCGGGATCGGGTCTGTCGGATTTTTTAGGTGACATGGCTAGGTCTCCTACCATAAAATGCTTTGGGCCTGGGCCTGTTTCTGGTTAGTCTTTTTCTTTTTCGCCTTTTCTTTTCTCACCTGCCGGACCGCGGTTTGGTCAATTCCCCTTTCGTGGTCCCTCCGGGCGCAGTCTGCTAATAATAGACCTGCGGCCTTTCCGTCATCCCTTTTAAATTCAAGTGATGCTTCAGGCCATTTCTCCCGGGCCAAGCTGAGGGGCGAATGGTGATCAGGATTTTTCGATTTTTTCTTTTTCCAGAAAAGGAGCTTTTGGGCAGCCTGCCAGGTGTTGATCGGGATAACTGAATAGGCAATATCCAGGGCCATGAGCCAGCCCTGCCAGATGCCGAAGTTGATTAACATATTGCCGGGGACGCCTAGTTTTAGCTCAATGCCAGCTTCCGGCTTCCGATAGACATTCACGTCTTCGATATAAACTTTAACCAATAAACCACTATATTTTAATAGGCGATTATTCACTTGACAACGTGATTCTTCTGTGCTATCTTTAGGTTTAGATAAGGTTTCCAATATCTGATATAGGCGACGGGGTTCTCGAATATCCCAGCGATAGGCGGCGACAAACTGACCATCTTGATCTACGATCCCCAAACCGCCAAATTGACCGGGATCAATTCCCGCAAACAGCTTTTTAACAGGAGAATCACTCATGGACAAACAGCCTTCTATCTTTGAGGTTATCAAGCGTTTTGACACTGAGGAAAAGTGCATTGAGCACTTTGAGCGCATTCGCTGGCCTGACGGCTTGACTTGTATCAAGTGCGGAAGCAAAAGAGTCTTCCGATATAATACCCTGGGGAAAACCAAGAAAATTCGCCACCTTTACGAGTGCAAAGAATGCCATTATCAATACTCGATTACTGCTGGCACCGTCTTTCACGATTCTCATTTGCCTTTGACTAAGTGGTTTCTGGCAATCTATCTGATTTGCTCCGCTAAAAAAGGGGTTCCTGCTACCCAACTTCAAAGAGAACTGGCAATCGGAAGCTATCGCACTGCCTGGTATATGGCCCAGCGCATCCGCCTGGCTATGCAGGAAGATGAGGATTTTTGTCAGAAGTTCGCCGGTATCTGCGAAGTTGACGAGACTTATATCGGTGGCAAAGCCAGAGGTCCACGCGGGCGCGGAGCCGCCAATAAAATTCCCGTAATCGCCATAAAAGAGCGGACATCAGGTAAAATCCTCATGAAAGCGGTTGATAATGTCAAGGCCAGTACTTTGCGGGTGTTCATCCGCAAGCACGCTATGCCTGGCGCTGAAATCCATACCGATGAATTTCGGTCTTATCTCTGGCTTGATAGCTCTGAGTTTATCCATAATACAGTGAATCATGGAGCAAAAACCTATGTGAAGGCCGGGAATATCCATACTAATGGGATCGAAAATGTCTGGTCTCTGTTTAAGCGGGCCATCACCGGCGTTTTCCATAAGGTTTCGGCCAAGTATTTACCCCTTTACCTTAGCGAGTTCTCTTTCCGGCTCAACAACCGTAAACAATTCAATATGATGGATAAGGTTCTAAAAACGAGTTTCTAAGGGCAAAGGATGCTTGCCCCACTAAATACCCCATGGCTTCTCACCCGTTTTTGTGTTATGGTAATTTTGCGAGAATGACCATAAACAAAGGAGTGAGAAGCCATGTTTGAACAAAAACAATGTCCTTTAAAAGTTGCCTGTTCCAACTCCAAAAAGCCCGAAGACACGACCTGTAATCCGGATTGTGCTTGGTTTATGGAGAAAGGAAAAACCCCAGAATGCGCCATTAAGCACATCGCTAGGTGGAATCTTCACTAAAGAAGATAGGTAATTCTCCAAGGGCGGCAGACACACCGTCGGTCATAAATTCCTTTGTTTTGCGGGGATCGTTGGGATTCCCAAACAAAACTTGTAAATCATCCTGAGTTATGCCGCCCTCAGTTTTCACAAAATCCTTAACCAGAGAAACCACTTTCTCTTTAAGGATTTCCCTTTTGCTTTGCTCTTGATCGCTCATTTTTTGGTCTCCTTTGTGGCAATAAGGTTATGCTAAATAATAAACTATCATTAAATAAAATATTATTTGTATTGGTAATAATTGCAACTATTGAAACCATTGGCTCATTTTGTTCTCCGCCCCTGACGCCACATCAGATAAATCAAGATAAGACCAAGCAAGAAAATTATGGTTCTGGATCTGAAATATCTCTCCCTTTTTTCATGCCGCTTTTGCTTAATGCTAAACAAGGAATTCATTGTATCATTGAATGGATTGATATTTATAGTGATGTAGTTATGGCTTTGGCTACCATAGTAATCGCTTTGTTTACTTATACGTTGTATAAAACTTCGCAAGAACATTCCAGGCACATGAAAGAATCTATTGACGTTGCGCAAAAAGCTGCCGACGCAGCTAAAAAAAGTGCGGAAGTTGCTGATAAAACATTGGCTTCCACTCAAAGACCCTGGATAAAAATTGTAAATACAAGGGTTGTCGGGGTAGCTCCAATTACCCTTATGAGTGGCGGGGGGATTAGTATTCATATTGGTTTTCAATTTCAGAACATCGGTGCAACTCCAGCCGCAGATGTTAAATTTGCTGTTGAAGTAATCCTTATGGATTTTGATCCCCATATGTATATTCCCGAAAAAGTTAGAAACATATGTGAGGAAGCAAAAAGCAGAGATATGGGTTTCTCTTCGCAAGCGGACATCACTGGATATCTCTTTCCCAATGAAACATCTATTGAGCATTCTATTTCTACAAATTTCACCCCTGCCAGTTTTGAAAAAGATATAGGACAGAAAATTGAATCCGTTAAAACTCTTCTGATTGTTGTATATGTTCTCTATAAATCTACTTTTGATAATACCGTTCATATAACAGGAATGCCTTATCAGTTGACTAGAAAAGATTTTACCCCAATATCCCCCGCCCAAGAAGATGATTCTTTTATTAAAAATGCTAATGGTATGCCTACCGATATGCGTAGTATTGGTATCGATAAATTGAGTTTTGAAAAAATATGGGATAGTTATGCTGACTAAACCAATTATCACACAAAAAAGCAAGCCAAAAAGTACGTTGTGAAGTGCATAATCGCCTTTTAATAATATAGAGAAGAGATCAGCTGGCCGCTTAAGATCCCATCTATGGGCCTCGACAAACTGGCCGGCCTGGTCCAAGATGCCGATTCCCCCATACTGGCCCGGGTCGATACCGCCGAAAAGTTTGCGGTCCATATTTTGCCTCATAGCACAGGTTTCTTGATTAGTCAAGGCTGGGGCCAATAATTTTAACCATTGGCAATATTTTGAAACACGGTCTAAACCATCGGTTATATTACCATTTTCAATCCATTGGCTATTTTCGGATCAAAATCGGTTCAATTATTTTAACCTATGGCTTAGTTTAGGCAAATGGCAACTATTGATTATATCTGACTATTTCCTCAATCTTAGCCATTGGCATGATGGTTGCAGGTTAAATGGGCGAGGAGGGTAGAGAAATGAAAGTTAAAATCAAAGGGGCTGAAACCCTTCTTGAGCGTCATGTCCAGAAATGGATTAACGGCGAAGTAGCAGATTATGAAAATGGCGCGGCGGGAGTTATAGACGATCTTCTTCGCTGCGGTTGTCAATCCGGGTTTGTCGGTCATTTGATATATTATAAAGACACCCTGGCCTTTTTCAAAAAACACCGTCAAGAGATCAATTCTTTGCTCAAAGAATTAATTGACGGCACCGGCTATGGCCCTGAACAGCTTTTCAGGGATTGGGACAAAGAAGACCCCTTAGCTTTGGATACCTCAAATCAAAACCTTTTAGCTTGGTTCGGTTTTGAGGAGACCGCCCGGAAGCTAGCAGACAGAAATGGAATTGAGGTATAAATAAATGACCCCCTCCGAATTTGCGGCGATCCGTCGGCGGCTGTGGAAAAATCAGACTGAGGCTGCCGCGGCCCTGGGCGTCCATTACATCACCATCTCCCGGTGGGAGAACGGGAAGCGCAAAATCCCGGAAATGGCGGTTAAACTGCTTAACCGATTTTTGGAGGAAAGGAGGTAAAGAAAATGATTAAAGTTAAGTGCATCGCTTTTCATCGCAACGGCGTTGGCGGTGCCGGTTTCAATGTGGTGGAGTTTGTTTACCAAAAAATTGAGTATGTGGCCGTGGTTTTTGAGGAACCCGGCTATGTAGCTGTGCTCAACCAAAAATCGCCTGCTCTTCATGCTATGCGCGGTGATGATGATTTTGGAAAAGAATTGCGGGCCGAAATCGCCAAGTATAATGAAGCGGTAAGAACGGGCCGACAACAATCGACTAATCCTTATGCTTAACCCCTTTGGGCAGGCCGGGGCTGGCCCTGGCCCACCTTGAGCGGTTAAATCCATAAAGGAGGCAGCATCCCATGAACGCCAAAGAGAAAGAGCGGCAAGTAGTAGTTCATACCCAAACTCTTTGCAAGGCTGCTGCGTGGTATAATCCTTTTCATGTCTTTGTAAATAACCGTTGGTATGAGATTCAAAATATATTTCTCTACCGTAATGGCGATGAACCCCTTGAGATAGGAAGGGGTTGGTTTGGGAACAACAATCAACTTGAAAGGCTGGATATTCCTTTAGTAATTGTTAGGAATAAACCAGTATATGATGGAAAATCTTTTATCATTAGAAAACAATCCGAAAGGTTTGAAAATCGGACAACTTATAAATGTGTCTTATACATTCCCGCAGCTTATTTCGATTTAGAAAAAAGTGAGCATCGGGAGAAAATTGGTTATCAAACCTTTATAACCCCATTTTATAAATCTAAATGGGAACCGGAAATCTGGTTTTTAGACTATAAAAACCGGATTAAAGAAGAAGATGAAAACCAACTTAAACAAGTTTCTGAAATGGTGGCCGAAAAATTGAAACTGCTTAACCGCATTGTCGAACTTGATAACAGCATAAGAGAACTTGACCCTTATCGCCAAGTTGAGGAAATGGCTAAAAAGGGAATTGAGCAAGCGGCTTAACCCCTGCGGGGCCGGGGCGGGTCTGCTTGGCGGATCTGTCTCGCTCGGAGCGGTTAAGTCAAAAAAAGAGGAGTTGAGTCTATATGGGCAAAACGCACCCAGATTCCTCCGATGATTCCCCGCAGTGCCGGATTTGCGGCTATGATGAAGACCCGGACGCCTTAAAAGACGGTCTTTGCTATGTCTGTCGCCAATACCCGGAAGGGTCTTTTCAGTGGCATTTAGGAATTGCTCAGAAAGGCGGGGAATTCGGATCCGATGAATTGGACGCCTTTACCTGGGGATGGAACCGGGCAATGAGTGAAATAGTGAGGCCATTGGAAGAAATTCTTGAAGATGCAGAATCGGCCCAAGGTGCATGGGTCTCTGTCCAGGCCGCTTTTGCTCCATCTTCCGTGCAACCCTTTAAAGTAATCTGCGAAAAATGCGTGGCTGCCATCTCCAAAGCCAAAGGTGAATAATGAACACCCTGCACAAACTCTTAACTAACCTCTGGTTTATCCTGGGCGGGGCCGTGGTCCTGGCTCTGCTGGCGATTTGGGCCGATTCCGGCCTATGGTAAACCCTTGCCCCAGAGGAGATCGCCTCTCCTGGGGCGTCTGGTGAGGTCAGGAGGGGTAATGGCTAACCTGTTCATCCGGGGAATGGTCCCCGGCGAGGTCGTCTGGATCAAAGAAGAGGCGCATAAGCGGGGCCTGAACGTGGCCCAGTATATTCACAAGCTGTTTATGCTAAATATCCGGGCGCACCGACTTAGCCACTTCTATGAACCCTTAGCTAATCTGTTTAAAGAACTCGGTCTTGACGATTCGGGCTAATGGACCCAATTCAATTTGAGGCAATCCATCCAGTAAGCGGGGAAAAAATCATGCTGGAACTGCGGCAAGACGGTTGGTGGTTTTGGTTCGATGGCAGATGGATCGGTCCCTTTGAATTTATGACCCAAGCGATCCTGGCGCAAATTGATCTCGAAACCATAAACAGGAGGTCTTATGAAAATTAAGGCCATTTCCATCTGGCTGCCCTGGGCTATTCTTTTCCCAATAAAAACCTTTGAAACCAGATCGTGGACCACGAATTACCGGGGGCCGCTGCTTATCTGTGCCTCTAAAGGCGGACCTCGATCGATAGAGGCTTTATGGCAAATTGAGCGTTGGTGGGTAACATTTCAAAAAGAGGAATTGCTTAAATTGGTAGAGCGGTACAATCCGCTTCCCTATGGTAAGGCTGTCGGGATCATCCCCGAATTAACGGGAATATACCCTACTGAGGAACTGCGGGATAGAGTTACGCCTTTTGAATTGGCCGTAGGTGATTTTGGAGACCATCGCTTCGGATGGGATTTCTGGAATTATCGTCCCTTTAAAAATCCTTTTCCGATCAAGGGTCGTCAAGGTCTTTTTGAAGTTGAAGTATCAGCAGAACAACTAATATCTTAATATACAAGGAGAAAATCTCATGGCTAAAAAATCGTCAAGTGCTCCAAGAGAGCGCCGCCGACATCTGAACGATGATCAGTGCAAAGACGTGGCCTTGCTGATCTCCGCCGAAATGCGGGATTATGAGCCCGCCTGTGCGGATTACTTTAGCAAGGGCCCCCATCAATCCGGCGATCTCCTTTATCCCTTTGTCCCAGTTTGGGGCTCGGATTATGACGCCGTGGTGGAAAAGGTGAAGCGGCTGTTTCATCCGGCGGAAGCCGCGGTGATCATTGAGAACCTTACTGCTTAAGGGGAACCGCACCATGAAAATCACTCCACAACTTCACCGTGAATATACCCCGGAGGAGATCGAGGCTTTCCGTCGGCGGATGGAAACTTACCGGAAACTCGCTGAGGATGGTGCTGACACAAAAAGCGGCCTGTTTGTAGGTTGGCTCACATTGGGCTGTTTGCTGGCATTTTTGGCTGGCCTGATTTACTTGATTTGGTCCAGCTTGGGGATGCCATGAAAGGAAAAAACGGCAATGGCCGCCGCCAGCCCCGCAAGATTCCCCAGGTCTTGACTGCCGAGGAGTGGGGTCGCCTGCTGGCCCGGCTGGAGCCGGCCGACACCCCGGAACGGCTGCGCATCTTGGCCCTGATTCGGCTGCTCTTAAACACTGGCCTGCGCTGCGCCGAGGCCCTTAATCTCAAGATCACCGATCTGGACTGGCACACCGGCCAGGGCTTCGTGCGCCACGGCAAGGGCGGCAAGGATCGGGTTTTTTACCTGCCGCCTCCTGGTTTGGAACTACTCAAGACTTGGCTGGCGGTTAAGCCGAATCCGTCCGGTAACGGTAATCTGATCTTCACCACCTTGGACGGCAAGAAACGCCTGAATGACCGCTGGTTTCGCCGCTATTTGCAGAAACTCGGTCGCTGGTCAGGACTCGCCAAAAGGCTGCACCCCCACCTGTTGCGCCACAGCTTCGCCACCCATTACCTGCGCCATGGGAAAAACCTGCGGCTTATCCAGGAGGCTCTGGGGCATGAGGACCTGGCGACCACGCAAGTCTATACCAAGGTGGAAAACCCGGAATTGGAAGCCGCCGCCAAAGAACTCTGGAGATAAAAGGGGCCAGAAACCATCCTGGCCCCTTTCTTAAATTGCCCCGATTTCGTCAAAAACCCCTAGCTATCCCCTCATTGGATTTAGAAAGAGGGGAAACCTATACCTAAGCTAGGGCGTCTTTCAGGGCCTTGTGGGCTTTGAAGGCCACGCTGCGGTGCGCCGGGATTTTCACCGGCGCCCCAGTCTGCGGGTTCCGTCCAGTGCGCGCCGCCCGCTTTTTGACCTTGAAGATCCCGATGCCGTGCAGCACCGTCTCCCCGGTTTTCTTGAGATCCCGGGTAAGAATCGCCTTGATGCTGTCCAGGATCACCGCCGCGGTGGTTTTGTTCACGTCCACCTCTGCCGCCAACGTACTTACTAATTCTGCCTTGGTCATTTTTCAGACCCCCTTATTAAGATTGGTCGCCACATCGCCGTGACGTTGTTGCCTTTTCTTTTCTTTATATTTTCTATCAATTATTCGTTTGCATGACTTATGATAAAACGTATCATGTCTTGGTGCTGCGGAATTTAGGTTTTGCGGATTATCATATTCTTTACATATCCAACATTTCCGCCATGAAGCATGACCACATGCCTTATAAGCTCTTTGCCTTTGGTGAATTAAATTATGATATGCAGCATCTTCACAAATAACTAGTTGATTTTCATTATGATGATGCACATGGGCTTTTTCTGGCAATGGTTTTCCTAATGCTTTTTCAGCCTTTAATATATATTCAAAAACATATGGCTTCGCTTTGGGGTGTTCTATTTTGATTAATGTATAATTATTACGGCCCCTTGTTTTTCCGCCTTTCCATCTATAACTTTTTGGGCCGCTAATATCACTCACAAAGGGATTATGACCACTAACATATTTACGGTGACGACCCTTTATCCATCCTTTCTTTTTACGAGTATATTTAGATATTCTTGTCTTATTACCACAACCACAAGCGCATTCTCCTACAGGAATCATCTTATATTTTTGTTCATTTATAATAACTTCAAGATAGTTCATCTAATTTAATATCCATCCTGCCATGACCCCGCCGGTGCCTCCCGGTCGGAATAATTCTCGAACCGGGTATATTCCGCCCGGTAAAACAGTTTAAGTTTTCCTATCGGCCCGTTGCGCTGTTTCGCCACGATGATTTCGGCAATCCCCGGTTCCTTGGTGTTTTCGTCATAAACCTCATCCCGGTAGATGAAAATGATCACGTCGGCGTCCTGTTCGAGGGCTCCGGATTCGCGCAAGTCCGAAAGAGTGGGCCGTTTGTTGGGTCGGCTTTCCACCTGCCGGTTCAACTGCGACAGGGCGATCACCGGGACCTGTAATTCTTTGGCCAGGGCCTTGAGCGACGCCGAGACATAGGAGACTTCCTGCTCCCGGCTTCTAAACCGGGAGTCCCGGATCAACTGCAAATAATCCACCACGATCCATTTGATTTCGTGGCGCCGTTTCAGCCGCCGGGCCTGGGCCCGGATTTCCAGTGGCGTCAGCGTGGCCTTATCCACCAAGAAAATCGGCAATTCAAAAAGCTGGCCCGCGGCACTATGCACCTTCGCCCAGTCATCGCTGCTCATCAATCCGGTGCGCATCCGGCTGACGCTTACCCGGGCCTCCCCTCCCAGTTCCCGGTCGGTCAACTGGCCTTCAGACATCTCCAGGGAGAAGAACCCGCCGGGATAGCCCTTTAGGCCAGCGTGAGTGGCAAAGTTGAGGGCCAGGGCGGTTTTGCCCATTGACGGCCGACCCGCCACCAGGATCAGGTCGCCCGGCTGCCAGCCGCCAGTCAACTGGTCCAGGTCGAGAAAGCCGCTGGGCACCCCCAAGACCTCCCCCCGGTGCCGGCTCTCCCAAATCTGTTCCAGATGCCGCAGGCGCTCGGGAATCACCGCCGCAAAAGACCGGGCTTCCGCCGCTTGGCGGCCTTCACCGATGCAAAAGATTTTGTTTTCCGCCTCTGAGACAAACTCCTTCACATTCTCCACTGGGGCGAAACAGGCCCCGGCGATCTCCTGGCTGGCGTCCAGCAACCGCCGGAGGATGGCTTTGTCTCGGACGAGCCCCGCATAGTATTCGGCGTTTGTTGCAAAACCTACCCTTTCGCTTAGCTCAGCCAAAAAGACCGGCCCCCCTACCGCCTCTAACTGGCCCCGGTCCTTGAGGTAGGCGGTGACGGTCACCAGATCCACCGGCTCAGAGGCTTCCTGCAGGTCCAGCATCGCCTGAAAAATCCGGCCATGGGCCTCCCGGTAAAAATCCGCCGCCGCCAAAATCTCCGAAACCACGTCCAGCATTTCCGGGCGGACCAGCACCGCGCCCAGCACTGCCTGCTCCGCCTCCAGGCTGGCCGGAGGGACATAGCCCCCCGGAGGATCATCTGGGGTTTTTTGAAGTTGGCGAGTTTTCTTCATAGACAATTTCTTTAAAAAGCCGCACAGCTATAACTGGAAATGGAAGCACCTTATTTTCAATATTAATTTCCACATTTATTCCACCGCGGTACATTGCCGCAACTGCCTCATTTAGTTCTTTAGCAAGACGACTAATTTTCTTACTTAATCGCTTGGGTCTAAATTCCTTTAACTTACCCATTCTCGACTCTTTTTTGCAGTTGACGGCTGAAGCGAGGCATTGGTTAATGAACGGAAACGCTCGTTCCACCTCCTTTTTCGATAAATTCTTGCAAAGCTCTGAGCATGTCTTGTCTTTGGGCATTAGAAATTCAAGCAAGATTACCGCCCTCGCCAAAATCGAAAATTAGTAAAGCAAATCCCACTTTTTCAAATTTAGAAAGTGCCTGACCAATTAATTCCCCAATATTTCTAGCAACATTTTCTAACTTGGCTCGATCAGTCATTTTTGGTCATCCTTCCTCAATCTCCTTCGGCGGCAGGTCAATAGGAAGCTCCGGCAGGCCCCGATGCTCCACATAAAAATTATAGGCGTCTCGAAAAATAGCAAACCGGAACCGCAGTTCGTCGTAGCTGGTGTACTGAAAGACTTCCCAGCCGCCGATGGCGGCCAAGGCAACCTGAGTCGGCTGGTCCATCTCCGGCTTAACCCCGGACTCCGCCGCCTTTTTGAGCTTTTCCCAGATTAAGGTCGCTGGGGGCCTCTTTGACGCCCTCACCATTTCCAGGATTTCAGAAATTTTCGGAAACCATTTATGGGTTTCAATGTGCCTATTAATCGACCATTCCCATTCGGGCGGGGTAAGTTGATCTTTTAACCTTTCCCAATAAACCTCAGTAGTTTCCGGCTTAATCTCATAATCTGGATAAGCCGCAGCCAAATAGGCCATGCCCTTCAAAAAACTATCCCTGTCCAGCATCTCGCTTCCTCCTATCCCATTCTCTTAGGCCAGCCAATCCTTTAGGTTCGCTGAGTGGTGGCCGAACCCCCTTTTGGTGATCAATGACTTCCGGACTGATTTTTCCCCAGTTCTCCCGGATGGCCCGCATAAAAGCTCGGTCCCAATCGACATATTCATATCCCCTGGAGAGGGCCAGGTCTTTAAAGGTTTCCAAATGAAGTTCCAGATTTTTATAGCCCTTTTGCTCTGCCCACTTTTTAACTTCTTCTGAAATGGCGAAATCAGAAGATAAAGGAGTTTTCTCTTTTTTTAATTTTTTGCCTTTGGGAAGGGTTTTGGGGGGGGATATAGGGGGGGGTTCTAGTCTCTCCTGCTCTCTAGGTATTAACTCCTGCTCCTGCTCCTGTTTTCGGCTACCCTTTGATATACCCTTCCAGATACCCTCTGGGAACGCTTCAACAAACCCTTTTCCATACCCTTCCAGAAACCCTTTAACTATTTGAATATATTCATCTCTTAAACTACACTCTGGAAGCAGTCCGTCAAGTTTTGCCCAGGACTTAACCACATTCGGGTTGTCAGGAGGGTTATATCTTAAGAAGTTAGGAAGGTATAAAAAATGAGCATCTGGATCGTACTTCGCCATACCCTCCCCTAACAGTTCCCCAAAGGGTTTCTGGAACCCTTTCAAGTCCCAGCCCATATATTCCGCCATACCGGACTCCGTAAAGCGCATGGCCCCGAGAGGAGTCATTTCGGTAAAAGTGAGGAGAGTAAACCATAATAATTTTGCCCGGTCTGAGAGCCTTCTATACTTCTCGTCGCTGTGAATGCCGATATCAATTTTTCTGAACCTGGCCAAGGGAAAATCCTTTCAAGAAAAAACACCCTCCGGGACCTGGGGGATAGACGGGGCAAACCGGCTAGGTGGTCCCGGAAGGCGTGCCGTAAGGCCGTGAGTTTTGACGCGGGTTGCCCATAAAAACTCCCCCGGAGCCATACTGCCTCAAGGGAAACTGGCTGTCAAGGGTTTTTTCGAGGAAGGATGTAATTTCTCTAAGAACCGCAAATCAATACAAAATATCCCGTTCATCTTCCACTGGCTGCCGCTCTTCGCTGGCGCTAGGCGAACTCAGATATATGATCTTGAATCCCTGGATCTCGGCGTCCCGGTGTTTCTGGCCGTTTTTGTCGGTCCAGTCGTTGTAGGTCAGGTTGCCCTTCACCAAAACCTGGGAGCCCTTCTTGAGATACTTGGCGGCGTTCTCCGCCTGGGTGCCCCACAGGATCACCTTATGCCAGTTGGTCTGCTGATAATCCTTGCTCCCGTCCGTGGTGGCCAGGGCCAGGACACAATAGGATTTCCCCTTGGGAGTGGCCTTTAGATCCGGGTCCCGGCCCAGACCGCCCAGGAGTATAACCTCGTTGAACGACTTGTAAGGCACTAATGGGGATACTCCTGAATCTTTTCCGGCCAGTTAAGATTGTCTTTAAGGAATAGTGCTACTCCGGCGGCGCGGGCCTGGTCAATGAGTGATTGCACCCACTCGGGCTTCGGTTTGTGATCTTTGGAGCCGGGGCCGGTCGTGGCGCCGATGATGAGCCAACGTAAAGAAGGAATGCTTATATCGAGATTTCCTGGTCCCCTGCTTTGATCAATCCGAACATAAAGACCGGCAGCCCTTCCCAGATAAATTTCCCCCAATAGAGGTTCAGCGGACAAAAATTTAATCCGGGCATCAGCTTTAAATAATTCTTGGGTTCGGCTATCAGCGTCTTCCTGATTCGTGATCGTTGCCCCCAGCCAGCAGTTTTCGGGCCATGGGTTGAACTCCTGGTAGCGGGCCGGGTTTTTGGTGAGGAAGATATGGGTGTGCTGCGCGGTATATTTGATCGTGGTTAAGACCAGATCAATTTCTTCCCGGGGGGTGCAGGGATGGAAGAGGTCGCCCATGTCCTGCCAGAATATTCGTCGGGGCTTCTTCCAACTGAGGGCTCTGCCAATCACGCCTTCGTGCCAGTGGGGGATGAATTGGTAGCAGGATTCACATTTTCGCAGGTGCCGCCGGGCCATGCGCCAGGCGTAGCAGTACCAGCACCGCTGCGGATTGTCCGGGGTCCCTCCGGGTCCCCAACATCCCCACCCTTGGGGGTTCAGAGTTTCGTTGGCGTATTCGATTTTAGTGGGGCTCATTCTTTGTACTCCAGTAAAAACCCGGTTTCTTTCAATTTTTCGTAAAGCGTCTGGCCTTCGATTCCCTGTACTGAATAAGGCAGCATCACTTCTTCCAAGTCCGCCATCCCCGAAGCAATCAGGGCCAGTTGCGCCTCAAGCCAAGCCTTGGCGACCCGCCAAGCTGTCCGCCGGGCCTGAGCCTGATCCACGAAATACTTTCCCCGCTTTTTCTTCCGGGAGGTCTCCTGGAGAACCTTAAAGTGCTCCCGCCAGCGCACTGGCAGCCGAAAAAGCACTTCTCGATTCTGAATCAGTAAAGAGAAAGAAAGGCCAGAGATTTCATTGTTTTGGTACTCTGTCATCACCCGCCGGGCGCCCCGAGCCCCCAAAAGCTCCTGAATTTCGGCTGCGGTCTTCTCGGGAGAGACATTGGTTCTGCTTAGGAAGGTGGTTTCTGGGTCGCGTTTACCTTTGGGGCTCATTTTTTAGCCTTCTTCTCCTGGCTGGACAGGTGGTAAAACCCGCAGAGCGGGCAGATGTAAAAACGATTTTCCGGCCGCCCTCTCTCCTGCGCGGTTTTCAGAGCCCGCTCCGCCGCTCCCTGGGTCCGATAAGATAGCTTCCGGGATATAGGGCAGACCTTCCGGGCCTTCTCATCCTCCCGCCTAGTGACTTTGCACTTCATGTTCTTTAGTCAAATCCTCTAAGCTTACGGCTCCATAAGTTCCTTTGGATATAGTTTTGGCGGTTTCTAAACTTAATCCGCTTTTCCCTTGGAGAAATGCGCAAATGGTGGCGGGACTGATGCCGATTTCCTTGGCGAATCGGGAAGGTTTGATGCCGGACTTCTGGAGCCACTCGCTGAGCTTCATGTCGCCACTTTAAAATAAACTGAAATTCAGGTCAAGAATTTTTTTGAGAAAAGCCGAAATAATTTTTTATGGGAAATTAAAAAAATTCTTGCAATCCTCTCCAAAACCATTTATGGTGAGGAAAACCCTGGGGCGGCCCGGAGGGAACCGGGAGCCTATAGGTGGTAATGGGGCGGAAAAGAACAAACGGTAACCGCGAATCGCGCAGCCCGTAAGTTGGTCCGACTATCCGACGTACTGCGAAACGCCTAGCGCAAGGCAAAGTAGCGGGAAAGAAAACCCCATAGCCGGATACTAAGAATCCGGCCCCCAGGGTTCGTGAGGTTTTATGACCTGCGGCAGCAAAGAAGGGGAAAGGGGTTTTCCCTCGGTTACAGAGGTCTTGAAGCCCTATGAAGACTTCTCCCGCATAGCCCCGGAGACCCTGGAGGCCGCGGCGGACCGGGGCTTGCTGCTCCACTCCGTCCTGGCCCGCCACGCCCTGGGCCTGTGGATCGCCCCGGAGGAGGTCCCGGAAAAATTCCAGGGCTACTTCGACTCCGGCCGCCGCTGGCTGGACCGCTATGTGGTAAAGGTTCACCTAGCGGAGAAGAAACTGGTGGATAAGGACCGGGGGTATCAAGGCACCCCGGATATAATCTGCATCCTAAAAAGGGACAAAGACCTTAGTTTATGGGATTTCAAAAGCGGCCAAATCATCCTTCCCACTTGGGAGGCCCAGATCGGCGGCTATTATGGCTTGACTCTTAAAAATAATATTGATATTCGCCGGGCCGGCTGCCTGCGCCTGCAACCCGACGGCAAACTCCCCAAGGTGGCGGAAATGACCGACCGCCTGAATTATCTGTTAATGGTCTTCCACGCATGCCTGACAGTTCACAAGTTTTTCAAGGAGAAATAAATGCCCGACCCTTTCGCCGATTATGTTGAAGGTGCGGCTCCCGAACCGGAAGAAGAAATTCCGGTCCAGGAGCCCCGGGTAGTGGAAAGCCCCCTGGCTCCCCTCCCCGCCATCTCCACCCAGCCAGCCGTGGCCGCCATCGTCCGGGCCGAAACGGAATTCCGTCTGCTCCTCAATGAAGCCAAGGCAATCACCACCATCACCGATGAGGCCGGAAAGATCACTGCCGCCAATGTCGGGCTGCGGTTGAAAAAATTCGGCAAGCACCTTAACCGCCTGGAGGAGCACTATAAGCGGCCCCTGCTGAACGCCGTGGCGGAGATTCGCTCCTGTGCCAACCAGTTCAGTAGCCCGGCGGAAGTGGAAGAGAAACGGTTGGGGCGGGTCATTAAGGTCTATGACGCCCAGGTTTTGGAAACCGAGCGCCGGGCCCGGGAAGCCGCCCTGAAAAAAGAGCAGGAGGAACTCCAGGCCCGGCAGAAGGCGGAGGCCGAAGCTGCGGCGAAGCAAGGCGTGGTTTATACTCCGGTCGAGGCGCCGCCGGTGGTGGTGGCCCCTGTGCCCCAAAAAACCCGAGTCGCCGAAGGCACGGTTTCCCAGAAAAAAGAGATCAACATCGAAGTCCTGAATCTGGACTTGGTGGAATCCAAGTACCTCATCCGCACCTTGGATGAGAAAAAGGTGAAGGAAGACTTCAAGGCCGGCATCCGAGATTTCCCCGGCCTCAAGGTCACAGAAGATTTTGAAACTAAATTTCGCGTTTAGGAGGCATTATGATCTCAGAGGACGCACCGGCAAAATGGTCCCCGAATTATCGCTGCTATAAGGAAGTTTGGGCTGACAAAGTTGTCGGAGAAAGAAGCAGCCCACCGGATCGGGATACGGAGATCATTCAAAATTACAGCGGAGTTGATTGGTGTCTCGAAACCATAGGTTGGATTCAAGTCTCTAATGAACTAAAGCATCGGGGCGGTCCTTCTCCGGTAGGCGGCTACTATGTGCGCTACAAAGATGGCTTTGAGTCATGGAGCCCGGCCAAGGCCTTTGAGGAAGGTTACACAAGGATTGACTGATGGCCCACCACGGCGATGGCCCCAAGGGGTTTATGATTGACGATCCTGATGTGCTCGCCAGGCTTGCTGAAAAGCATCCGGAGCTACGACCGCAGACCGGCCCCGGCCTTGGTCCCACCGGCCAATTCCCCAAAGGCCAGCTTCATCCAGACGATAAGGGCGAACTGAGGATGCGGCTCGGCATTGTTGAAGGCCGGATTCTTCTTGATTTCGGCACCTTGCTTTCCTGGGTCGCATTTACTGATGAAGAGGCCTTGAGGCTGGCCCAGGGCCTAATGGCTAAAAGGGCGGAACTTTTAAGAAGGTAGTAATGAAATTACCATGAAAGTTAAATTTAAAAACTCTAAACTTAAAAATATTTTGCCTCATTTCCGAGGAGTTATGGCCAATCTCATTATGTTGGAATTTCTTATTATCCATCCAGCTTGGCCAGATAGAAACAGGATGAAAATTATTCGGCGGGCAATATTAAAATATCATCGTAATGATTACTTGAACAAATATCTATAAGGAGGCGACATGAGCAAAAAAAAGAATTTACCAAAACAACAGCCTGATCCGTTCATGGAGCCGGGACAGGAGCCAGAAGGCACCGTTCCCGGCTACACGGGGGAAGGCCAGCCAGGCACCGGCGACCCGACCTTGCAGGACTTAGCTGCTGAGGCGGTGCCTACCTTGGAGGTAATCACCGTCACCGAAACCCTGGAAGCCCCGTTAAGTTCGGCAAAGATCGTCGAACTCTCCAAGGAACTGGCCCGCTCCTTAGCGGCCATTGGCCGGCTGCAGGACCAGCTTAAATCGGTGAAGTCGCAGTTAGGAGCCGAGATCGACAAGGAGCAGGCCATTGTCAATGAGATCTCCGAGAAGATCAACGCCGGTCACGAATGGCGGCCCGTGGAGTGCCAGTTGATTAAGGATTACCAGGCGAACACCATCACCGTGATCCGCCTGGACACCAACGAGGAAGTCCGCAAGCGGGACATGACCCCGGAGGAACGCCAGCGCGGGCTGGACCTGGGAGAGGAGGAATAACCGATGCGAGAACTCACCGATCACATCGTTGAGGGCGACCTGCCCCAAACCATAGCGAGGTGTCATCATGGCTAAACCTACTGCATCCGTCCCGGCCACTCGGGACCACGAGTTTGTGGCCTACAAAAGTCGAAGCGGCCTGGAGATCACCCTGACCCTGGAAGTGGTCCGCAATTACCTAGTGACCGGCAAGAAGGAACTGGTGAGCCTCCAGGAACTCATCTTTTTCATGGGCGTCTGCAAGGCCCGGGGCCTCAACCCCTTTGCCCGGGAATGCTACCTGATCAAATATACCCAGGACGATCCCGCCGCCATCATCACTTCCATTGATTTCTACCGCAGCCGGGCCCGGGCCCAGGAGGATTGCGTCGGCTGGAAATCAGGGGTGATCGTCCGGGGGAAAGACGGCAATATCCGCCGGACCAGCGGCTTGGTTCTCTCTGACGAAGAGTTGGTGGGGGGCTGGTTTACCGCCCAGCCCAAAAAATGGGAAGTGGAGTTCGATTTGGAAGTCTCCCTGGAGGGCTATATCAAAAAGACCTCCTCCGGTGCTATTACCCGGTTCTGGCGGAAGGAAATGCAGCCCACCATGATTCGCAAGGTTGCCGAGAGCCAGGGCCTCCGGGAATTGTGGCCTGATGAATTCCGGGGCACAGTGGCCGCCGAAGAATTGGGGGAGATCAGCGAACTCCTAACCGCGGCTTCTCAGTTAGAGCCCCTTGCTGAAGAGCCTCCGGCCCCGCCGCCGACCTACGACACCACTAAATTCCACGAGTTGGTGGACGCCAAGCTCAGGGAGATGGACGCCGACCGGCAAAAGATTTGCGCCGCGCACTTGCTGGTCTATCTCCAAGAAAGTGCCGAGAGGAAAGCCAAGTACAGCAAAAAGGAAACTTGGACTCCCGAAAGGATAATGGCCGAAGCGGCACCATATTTCGAGCCTTATACCATCCCCGAAGAGCAAGCCAAAAAAGATAAATTGGCGGTGGAGCAGCCCGGTTTCTGGAAACGCTTTCTTAATTGGGAGACGCTGCCGGAGCATCCCTGGAATGAAAAGAAATTGCCGCTAAAAGATGAATCAGCGGAAGGACCGGCTGGCGCGGAGGCGCCGCCGCCCGGAGCCGCTGCTACGGGTAGGCCCGAACCGGCAGAAGAAGAAAGCTTGCAACAGAGGATTGATCGAGTCTGGCAGATGGCAGTCGATAAATATCCCAAGCTGAAAGACATGAAGGCCGCCCTGGGCATCGCCGGAAAGAAAGACCTCACCGCCGAGAACATCGCCGAGATCGAGGCGAAGCTGGCGGAGGCTTAATCCAAGACAATTAAACCGCCCCGCCGGGAAACTGGCGGGGCATCCCTGGAGGGAAAGATGGAGTGGATTGGTGACCAGATTCTTGCTGACATGACCTATCTAAAAACAACAATAACTGAATTAAACCGCAAAACCAAGAACTTGGTGATTATCACCAAGATCATGGTCTTTGTGCTGGGGATCATCCTGCTCATGGTAATTGCAACCGCGTGGAGAATCCTGAGATGAAAGTTTCAAAGATCGAAGTTGTTTTCCCGATTCCAGTAGAATTTCCTCCGGGATTTCTCCAAACTCTGGATGCTCTCGTTAATATGATCTGTGAAAAATATGAGGCGGAAAATCCGGGCCGGGTTATGTGGTGTTTTGGGCAGGGAGCCAAACTGATCTGGCGGGAACCGGAAGAACCGGTTTTTGATGACTCAATTTTTCAAATTGAAGTTGCTGAAAGAGAAGCATCGCCGAAAGAATTAAAGCGCAAGAAACGAAGACAAATAGCTCCTCTTATTGTTGATCTTAATGAAGTTGCCAATCCCCAAGCTGGCATGAAAGGGAAAACCCGCTGTCCTGCTTGTGATAAATGGGTTGAGGCAGAATGGATAATAGATGGAAAGGGATTATGGTTAGATTTTCGTTGCGATGAATGTGATCTCGGCCATCTTAAAAAACCTGAATCCCCCACTTCCTGAGCTTTTCCATCCTTTCTAAGTGCTTCTCCGCGTGATCCGTGCGCCATTGGCGATTGCCTACCACCTCGATCTGCTCACATTCTTTCTGGACTGCGGCAATGGCCTCCTCCATGGTGTCGCCCACCGCAGTCACCACTCCCACCAGGCCGTCAGCCCCGGCGACCCGCAGCTTCCCCTGGGCGTCCACCTGCACATCCTCCAGCCACCAGCCTTTCAGGTCTTTTAGAGGATGATTGATCAGGTTGCCCCGAATCTCCTTGCGGTCGGACTCGGTTTTCACCCGGGGCGCCGGCCACAACGTGAGGCGCTGGGAAGCGGCAAAGCCTGGCCGGTATTTCGCCTTGAAGCCCCGGATCCACCATAGAGCCCGCTGGCCGGGCTTTATCTGGGCCATTTGGCAATAAATGGCGTCCAGCCCCATGCGAAACATGGTCCATTCAAGGAAGTTTAAGTCGCCGTTCTTGGTGATGATGCAATTGGCGTCCGCCTCCCCTCGGAGGTCGCCGATGTACGGCAGTAGCCCCTGCATTTCCTTGTGGACTATCCCCTCAGCATCCTTGCACTGCCAGACGGTGTTACTGGCGCTGCCGACGTTAGGCCCCTTGTCCCCCTCGATGAACTTCTTGCTCTCAAAGGTCCGGTTGGCGCTGACGATCCGACCCTTATCAAAGATAATGGCGCTGGAAAGCTCCACCCCCTCTTCGATGAAGATTTGCAGAAGGTATTCCACTTCATCGGTCCCGAACCGGGCCGGATAAACATGGGTCAGCAGGTCCAGGATATCTTCGCCGTTCTTGAAGGTAGAGGTATAGGTCAAGTCCAGGGGGACGTTGCCGTTGGGCTTGATCACCCACCGCCGACCCTTCCCCGGCCCGGAGTGGAGGAACTTGGCCCCTTCCTTGAGCGAATTAAATTTGTGGTACTCGGGAATCTTAAAGCCCAGGCGCCGGGCCAGGGCGAACCCTTCCTCCCGGTTCAGTTCCACCCGCTCCGGGAAGCGGCCACCGTTGATGATGGTCTTATCGGGGTACTGCCGCCGAAGTTTGTCGCTGAAAGCCCCAAAGACTCCCAGGGCCCGGGGATTAAGGCCGAACATCTTGAAGAAGTCCAGGTCCTCCGGCTCCTCATTATTGGGCCGCACCATGTCGATGACCACATGGGTCGCCGCCTTGATCCGGCCCGGCAGGTCCTCCAGGCTGATCCGGGGCATCATGTTCGAGTACAGGGAGCGGTAAACCGGCTCATGGACATAGACTCCGCAGGGAACGCCTTCACTTTGCAGATCCAGGGCAATGGGCAAGGAATTGCCGTGTTCAGAGATGAAGACGATGCTTTCAGAATTAGGAGTCATGGTAATCAGTTATTCTTTTTCCTGGACAGCCACAAATCTTTCGTGGTCCATCTTTATAATCAGTCTCACCTTCTGTAACACCGATTGCAGCAAAAAAATGAATGACTTGGCCACATTTTTCGCAAATGTCTCCTTTCTCAACAGGAATCTTCCCCCTCGTCGCCTCAATGAAATCGTCGTGGTCCTTCCAAGTGTATCCGCCGGCTTCGATCAAGGCCCGCTCCGCCAGCAGGGCGATGAAGTGCGCCTGGTCATAAAGGTTCCTAATTGCTTTGGGGATTGCCTCATACAAGATGGCGGCCTCCGCAAAAGCCTCCATTCCGATCTCGTCCTTGGCGTACTGCTGGCTGGCCAGCCGGTAATTGTCGATAATATCAATGACTTCCTGGGTAATCCCAGCTTTGCGGATGATGGCGAACTCGATCAGTTCGTGGAACTGCACCGCCTCCTGGGAGGGCTCCGGCAGACCGGCCCAGGCGTCAATGAAGTCATCATGCCAGTCCCCGGGCGTGTCATAGCGCATCCGCTCCAGCACCCGGTATTTAGCTCGGCGAAAATCCCAAGTCATTTTAGTCCTCTAAATTAATAGTTATAAATTGACTTATATGTTGTCCCTTTGATTTTAATTGTTCATGTAAATAATAAGATTGAACTCCAGTATAATAATTATTAAATATGTGTGTTACCATATCTAATGGATGGAAATTCTTTTTGCCACATTTTATAGGTGTTTTATTAAATTTATAAACCATGAATATAATATGAAGGATTCCATCTGGTCCAAGTTGTAATTCTCGTATAAGAGGACTTCGTTGGCTTGTATCTTCCCATCCCTTATAATTGTGAATTTTATAAGATGGACCATAACCTAATATTAACTGATCCAAATCATTCATTTTTGAAACGTCGAAATGTCTCCTCATAGCTCCCCTTCCACTCCGGCGGCCCCCACCACTTCTTCCCCTTCTGTTTCATCTGGATTATCTGGGTCTGGCGGCGGAGGCACTCCTGCTCTTTGTTGATTTTCCGGCGGATGATGGACCGATCCAGGGTCTTCGGAGTGGTCGCCTCAAAACGGGCCCTGCGATTAGCCAGCAGGGCCCGGGCGATTATCTCAGCGAGTGGATGCATTGTAGCACAAAAACCGCTGGCCATTGGGGAAAGTATGGCATTGGCGCAGCGTGGGATAATGGATATCAACCCGGGGATGCCGCCACCTGGGGGGCATCAGGTCATCAAAGATAAAAACCCCGATTCCTTCTACCACGATGATATCCCCGAATTTAGCCTTTAGGCGTTTGACCAAGCCCCGGCTTAATGCGATGCACCCGGGATAAACGATCTTGTCGGATGCGGTGCGCCTCCCCCGGAGACAGTATGCGGTTGCTACGGCTCTCACCTTTACAACTGATGCTGGAGCTTCGGGACCGATTGGTTGACCGGCGCCTGGGTTGGGGGTTAAGAGCAAAAGCAGGATGAGGGGCAAGGCCCTCATCCAGAATCAAAGATCATCGGTCCCTGGTGGTTAATCATAGATTACTCCTTATTTTGAGACTTCCGCTTCCGTTTTTCTTCGCCAGAACTGCCACCATTTCTTAGGCGGCTCCCGCAAAATCCCGAAAATTTTATTGGCGGCTCGGGTATTAGCGGCTCCCAATTCCGCCGCCTCCCGTAGATCGTTGCGGTACTGCGCCTCAGTGAAGGCGTCATTTGTCGGGAAAAGCAGGCCCGCCGGTTTCCCCTGGTCATCGAGGAGCTTCGTGGTATGTAGGACCGGCTCCTTGGGCAGGGTGATATCGGGTAGCGGGTTTAGCGCCTCCCGGGGGATTTGGGCCTCCGGGCCGCAGCACCCCGCCAGCAGTATTAAAATCATTAGACAGGCCGTCCAGATCGCCTTTCGCCCTAAGCTCATTGAGTTTTCCCCTTCTTTTGGCCGCCTTGGCCTGAATGGCCTCCCGTTCCTGATAGAGCAGAACCTGTTGCTGCGAGATTTCCGCCGCCAACTTGGCCGTAGCTAAGGCAGCCTGCGCCTTTTCTTTGGCGGCTTTTTCCACTTTGTATCCCAGGTAGCAGACTCCCAGGGCCGCGGCCAGAGCCAGAGCCAGAAAGCCTCGAACGCCGATAAGCCGAAGCAGGGCAAGTATAGGCACATTAAATCTCCCGGATGGAGAAGTGGGCGGAATGTCTATCCACTTCTCATTGGAAAAGTCGGCCGGCAAGATTAAAAGGGCTGGACCCGGAAATGCCAGCGACCCGCCGCCCGGTCCGGCACATCCACGCTGATCACCTGCCCGATTTTGCTGGCATCCAGAGGCACGGTCAGCACCGCGTCCATGCCCAGCAGTTTTTCCAGCTTGCCCATCAAGGTATCGGTGTCGGCGAATACCTTGAGGCCGCTGAGTTGTTGCAAGGGCTGGCCGTCCTCGCTGGTGCCGGGCAACTGCACCTGGAGGTGGACCACGTTCCCGGTCCGGCTAATGGCGGTGATCTCCGCCGGATTGGGATCGGTATTGGCCGGCACCACAATATTCATCTCATTGGAAAAATCGGCGCTCATCATTATCTTGACTCCTTTCTTTTCTCCCGTTTTCAAAAACGGGGATTAATTTTAGAAATTAACAGGGCCAGTCCTCCAAACCACGCCAGGGCCAACAAGGCACAGGCTATCAAGCTCAGGGCCATGCTACTTCCTTTCATGGGTTCTCTCCCTTAATGATTTCAGTATCCCGGTCCGGCGGTCTGCTTTTCTCTCCAAGAACGGGATAACGGCTGAACATTGTGGCCCCGCTGCCGATCACCCCGCCGGTCGCCGCTCCCAGCATCACCTTCAACAGTTCCACCGTGGGGCCGTCCAGACCCTTGCGAAGCCAGAAAACATGGTAAATTACCCCGGCGCAGGACAGACAGATGATCGGGGCCGCCAGAATAAAGGCAATGGCCATGGCGGCGTAAGGCGTATGGACTTGGCTGTTGTCCAGTTTGAGAAATTCTTGCCAGAAATTCATCGGTTAGAAGAATTAATTTTATACCTGATAGCCTTCCGGCATCCGGAAGCTCTGCACATCGCTCAGAGAGAACAGGCACCGTTTCACCGCCCGGCCCTGGTTCCCGCCCCAGCAGGCGATGAGGCCGTCAGCGACTCCATCCTGGTTGTCATCCACCATAGTAACATGGTGGCCGCCTTCATCCGGCCCGCTGGACCAGTGAAAGACGGCGATGCAGCCGCCTACCGCTTGGTCGCCGATGTCCACTCCCCAATCCAGCCAGCTTGCCGCCGCCGGGGTGACGCCGGTGATGTCGATTCCGGCCTCCCGGAGCATATCCATCATAAAATCGCTGCACCAGGCCTCCCGCCGGGTGTTGCCGTCCGCCTCCTCGATCCACTCAAGGATCTGCTGCATATTGGTCAGTTCGGAAACCCCAGCGTAACTCTTGATGGTAGCCAGGACTCTTAGCATTAATTGATCATAATCTGGCTGCGATTGGGGCATCTTGTCTCCCTCCTTTCCCCCGCCTTATACTATCAAGGGGAAAGACCTGTCAAGAAGTTTTTTTGCGCCCAGGAGCTCTTTCGATCTGACCTCTGATGTAGCTCACATCTTCCTTGATATGGCCCACGGTAGTTTTTGTCTCCACTACATCGGTTTGCATTGGCCCGATAAAATCCCAGATTCTTTGGTCAGCTTTTTTGCCTTCATCCAAATCTTTATCTATGGCTTTGTGCTTGGCGTCGCACTCTTTTTCCGTAACCAGGACTGTCGTGCTAGGTGGTGTCGGATTCGGCTCATGGATCGTCACGCTGACTTCCGACTTCCCGGCCCAGCGTTTCAAAATCTCGGCTATGCGCTTGGGACCGATGATAAAAATCAGGACAAGCACCAAGAGAACAGTGTTGAAATTCAGATGATCACAGAGCTTCGTGCCCTTAAGGATTGATTCCAGGTCCATGACTTAATCTCGTTAGATATCCAACTCATACCCCAGCAGATAACTATGGCCCCGGTCGTTGGTATCATAGCCTTTGATATAGATGGTCTGCGGCGCCGCCGGGTTGAGACGATAAGTTTGCGCCCCAAGAGAAACTTCAGTTCCATCCAAGGTAGCTCCCGGAGCTCCCACGATAAATTGCACTCTATTAGTACCGCTGGCATCCCAGGCTATTTCATGCATCATGGCGGTTTGAGTTGCGTTTGTATGTGTGGGCTGAATTTGAACCGATAGAGCATTTGCTGGTACATAAGCGGAAATGTCTGTAGAAGTGTATGAGTTTACGCTACAAGCATACATTGATATGCCTGCAGTAGTGACATTGACCCGGTTGCCTGCCTGCTTCACATTACGGAAGGCGCTGGAAGTGTAATAAATAGCACTCACCAATCGGCTATAAGTATAACCGCTGGGCAGGGCTGGGGAGGTCGCCGACAAGGATGCCAGTCCCGCGATGGTCGCAGTAGTGGGGTTATAAATCACATAAAAAAAGTACCAGTTGCCGTTGCTCAGGCTGCCGGTGTCCAATCCGTTGGCGCCATTAGTGGTGCAATCCACCGCTAGGCTCACTCCGGTGAGCAGTTTATAGGCAGTACCGCTGGCCATGATTATCGCGTCCGCGGTGATGTCAATCTTGCTGGCCGGGTTCCCGGAATCATTATAAACCTTTAAGCGGCTCATATAACCGGGCAAAACCAAACCATCCGCATAGGTTTTCGCCGCTTTTTGGGAAGGATATTTCGTGTCCGATGGCGAAGCACCGCCCAGAGTGCCGTCTGTTGACTTATTCGTCACATTTTCTGGAGTGAATCCCAAAATCGCCTGATAAAGCGTATCGAAATAACTTTTCAGGGTCGCCTTGAGATTGGCCCAGGAAAGGCTCTTGTTTGGCGGACCCGCCGAATCTGCAATGATCGTTAGATCAGCATCGACAGGGATAGTCTTTGCCTGAAGTTGAGAAATCTTATAATTTGTCATATTATCCACCTCTAGAAAGTTTCTAATACTATTTCAGATGATCCATCCTCCATCAGAATATATGATCCATCTTCATTTAATAAATAAGAATTATCTATTTGATTGAAATTGCTTATATAATTATATTGTCCTTCATTGCCGGTCGCCCGGCAGACGAACTCATTCACCTGAGTCCCGGTGTCGAAGAAAATCAGTCCGGCGTAATTGCCGCCGATTTTGCTGATGGTCAGATCAGCTACCCGCATGATATTCTTGTACCAGGACCAGAAATTGGTGCCATCCAACCGCAGCCGCATTTCCTCCTTAGCGGTGAAACTCGCGGCAACCGTGCTAGCTGGAGCTTGGTCCACTCCGTTAACCCGTTGAATCAACTTCAGGTTGGAGCCATCGAAGAACCAGTACCAATAGTTATTGGCGTCCACGCAATCAAAGACTAAGCCTGCGCCGCCGGTGGAGAGGGCCGCCAAAGCCATAGTCATAAAAACATTGTTGGTCCCCACCGGCACCACGCAAACCGCCCGCCCGCCACTCAGGGCCGTAGATTGGGCGGTGTTGCCGACTATTTGGACCGTGCCCGCCAAGTTGGTCCAGGGGAGGCCATTGCCGGCCACGGCCTCATTCATGTTGCCCTGACCGGCTTGCGGGTCATCTCCAGAATTGTCTTTAGGAACTAGCAAAGCTAACTGGTGGCCTTTCCCATCGGTGAGGCCCAGAGTGCCATTAGATCTCACAAAAGTATCTGCGGCGATTATCCCAATAGTTAAAGGCCAGAATTGGGTCGGCATCCGCAAATAGTTTTCAATCTGAGCGTAACGGTCATCGCCATAACTACTCCCCCAATTAAGTAAAGGCAAAATCGGACTTTGACCGTAACGGTCGTTTGACCAAGTAGTAGTATAAAGCAACCGCAACCCGGCGCTATTTTTATTACAGAAATATAACCCACCGAATTTGCGGCAAACCAAGGCGACTTGATAATGAATGGCTTGGGAATTATCTGGAGCAGTCAGAACTGGCACAAAAGAACTATCCTTAAATGGCACATCCAAATATCCGTCATCTGCTCCTCCTAAATATAAAAAGGGAATTGATTCAGCTAAATTTAGGTGAAGGCCCAATTGCCAACCACCATAATAAAATGAAAATTGCGCCAACATCCATATACCCGGAATTTTGGCAATAGGAATTTCCGACCAAATAATTTTCATATTTTGTGCAAAAGTAGGATAAACCCGCAGACAGCGATTTAGAATATAGGGATTACAAAATCGCCGCCAGTGGACGGTATTATCTATAGTTTGCCAGCCAATACTGGTGATCCAGGAAGGCTCGGAAACACCGGTGATTCCGGCCTGCCCGCATTGATAATAATTTCCCGCCGCGTCTCGACAAAAAGCCCCATAAGCCACGGGAGTATTTGCGGTCCACCGGGGCGGTTGCGTTACATCGGTGCTGAAACGTCCCCCTGGTCCCGGCCCCGGAGTCAACGGAGTCCCGTTGACTGTGCCCGGAGCGCGGCTATCCAGAAAGGAATCGTTGATTAAATAGGCATCCTTCAAGGGGGCCGGATAGACAAGACTAAATTGACCAATCGCAAATGGATTGTACCCCGGCGGCGGAAAAGTGAGCATGACCGTTCTCCTTTAGACTCCCCTTATCGGTGCCGAAACCCGCCCATTGTTGCTGATGACCTTGACCTTTATCCAGGCGTTCTGGATGCGGATGGGCAAGGCCACTTCGCCACCGGCGGAAAAGGCTATTTGTCCAGTCGTCGGATCAACGCTGGCCACCGGCGAAAACACGGTGTTTTGCCCGTAAAACAGCGGGTAGCCATCCCAGTTATTATTGTCCGGGGCATTTCCTGGCACATTTGGGTCGGACTGCGGATTGACCCCGCTGACGCAGACCAGGAAGGTGGCGGCTGCCGAACAGATCAGGCTCAATTCAACCTTGTCCCAGGAAGGAATATGCTGCCACCAGCCATTTGTGATCCCGGTAAGCCCAGCCGGATTGACCGCGGCCAGAAAGTCTCCGGGGTCCGCCAGCAAATCCCCGCATACATTAGTGGTTTTATCCCTGAGTTCAATCAACCATCCGCCCATGACCGTTCTCCTTTTCAGTGAAATTTCTTAAATTTATAAGCCCAAAAACTCCAAACGGTGCCGGGGCGGCGAGGGCAGGGGGCCTCTCCGCCGTCGGGGTTCCCCGGTTAGCTTCGCCAGATTGGCCGCCATGGCCCGGGCCACTTCCGTATCCGCCCGTTCCAAATCAGGAATTTCCGGGGCGGGCCGCGGTATCCCCAACTCTCCCAAAGGCCGCCGACCGCCTTCCTCGGGAATCTCCAACGCCTGCACGAACGCGGCGCTTTCCGGGAATCCCAGGGCGTCCAGGGCGTTCATCAGAAGTTCCCGGTTCTTCACCAGATTTTCCGGCCTTTGTTCAGACTCGGTGATGATTGATTTGAGGAAATAGGGCAGCCATTGCTCCTTCTCAAAATCAGAGGCCACCGCCAGGGTCCGCAGCTTCCACTCCAGGGGCAGTCGGCGGAAGCGGGACAGGCCGGCGGGCTCCTGGCTCTCCTTGGCCACTTCCTCAATCTGCCGCTGAGTGATCCGGCCTTCCTCCCTGGCAGTATTCGCCATGTCCAGGAACCCCGCCTCATCCCCGGCCCGGGCCAGCTTCATCAGGTCGGCCTTGAGGCGTTTTAGTTCAGCTCCTTCTTTGGTGGTGGTGGAGGCCCGCATGAGTTCGTTATAATGATCCATGACCCCCATCGCCGGGGTGTTGGCGATCTCCCGGGGCACCGGCCGGATTCCCATAAAGCTCAGACCTGCCCGCCCCGGGGTCTGCTCCGCTCCCCGCAGATAAGTCTGGACGATGAACGGCGTCGCCTGCCGGCCCAGATATTTCCCGATATTTTGGGCAAATTCCCGCCAGGAGCCGTAGGGATCGTAAATCTGTTCCCCCCAATAGTCTTTGTTGGCGATAAAGTCATCCAGGACGTGAATAAAAGTGGCTTCCTTGGCGGTGATTACCCGGACGGGATGCTTCACCAGACCATAGGCGTCCTTGAGATAAGAGGGCAGTTGCAGACGCTCCTCCGCTCCGTTTGGCAGAGTTTCCCCGGTCGCCGGATAATAGAAGTCCTTCATTTTCTCCGGCGGCTTGCCGGTGAAGGCCCAGTGCATCAGGCCCCCCATGAGGCCCACCGAAAAGAGCAGACCCGTAGTGTATTGCAGGGCCAGCCGGTCCTCAATCTTAAGAGACTCCACCGGCATCCCCCGGGCGAACTGCACTGCCTGGCGCAGTACTCCCTTGGCCCCGGAGATGTCCCGGGCCAAGAGCTTGGCGGAGCCGATGTTGAACCGGGGAAACTGCAGCCAAAAGCTGAACAGGCTCCGGGCCGTGGCCCCGACATTGACGTTATCCCGGGCCACCGCCCCCCAGACGTTATCGGCGTGTTCCCGGACCTCGTAGGCAATCCGCCGGGCCTCTTCTTGAGTGGCTTCGCGCCCCATTTGCCGGGTGAACCGCTCCATCTCGCGGAAATATTCATTATAAATCTGGCCGTTCTTCCCCTGTGGCACAATGAAATCCATCAGACCAGAGGAGGCCGTCCTTAATAGACCGCCTGCCGCCCGGAAAGGCTGCGCCGCCCGAAAAGCTTCCCCGGCCTCTCTTAAATGCCCACCTAGAAGATTTTTCAGATTGGTTTCAGAGGCAACCCGGGCTCCGCCCGCCAAAATATTGGCGATATCCACCACATCGGGATCGGCATATTTGGGATTCATCAAGGCCCGGTCAAATTCCAAGCCTTTACGGATATAAAGGGGCAGAGCCGCCGGTGCCGTAACCAATTTACCTAAACCGGCTCCCAGGCGCCGGACATCGCCCTGAAATATTCCTCCTACGGTGTCAGCCAAGCCCATCCAGGCCCGGCTGGCCATGGCGTTAATTCCCTCAAAAGTTAAGTGCCAGGCGGACAGGGCCATCTGCAAATGCCGCACCCCGAAAAGGGCGTTCTGATATACTTCAAAGGGCGCCTTGCCGGACCAGCCCCGGCTGGCGAAGTTCTCGAACTGCGTTACGACATCTTCCGGGGCCACCCGGTAACCTACCCGCATCCAGCCTTTCAGAGCCGGGATATCTTCATAACCGGCCCGTTCCGGCCCGCCGCCCAGGGGCATGGTCTCGGTATCGGCGATCTCGGGGATAGCCTGCATGGCCCGGCGATCCACCTTAGTCCAGACCTCCCCGTAGGCCCCCGGCAGCTTCCTCCAGCCTTCCGGGGCTTTGTCCAAGCTGGTGACCACCTTCAACCGTCCGGCGTCCTTCACGTCCTTGATGGCCCGCTGGGCTCCGATGAAACTCTCATGCGCCGCCCGGCCCGCCATGACGGTTTCCGCCAGGGAGTTATAACGCGGCTGCAATCCTGCCTCAATCCCCGCCGGGATGCTGGAAACTGTGCGAAGAAGCCGGAAATACTGCGGGCCCTGGATGGACTTTCCTCTTTCGGAGACAAGGGCTTGCTTGATCTGATTCAATTTCTCGCTGGACATCCACAGGTGGTCGATGTAGTTGCTCAAATCATTGAGGTCGATCCCCAGTTCGTGAATATTGGCCATCTGCCGGCGCTCTTCCGCCCGGTAGAATTCCCCAAAGGCTTTGAAGGTGGGATCGGTGATATCTTCTGGCTTAAAGTCTGGACTCTCATAAAGCCGCAGAAATTCAATAGTCCGGGGATCGGCGAAGTTGGTTTGGGGGATATATTGCTGGAACTCCCGGTTCATGCGGATTTGCTCTTTGGCGGTCTCCGCTTGGCGGCCCGCGATCTTCTCGTGGGTCCAGCGGCCTTCCTCAGTGCGCCTGGTAGGCCAGAACATGGCACTCAGCCAATCTTTCACCCCACGGTAGTGGGCCTGGGCCTGCTCCAGGTTGCCGGTGACCTTGCCGGTGATCCCGCCCACCATATCCCAGGGCCGCCTTTCCTCCTCCGCCCCGGCGACCTCGAAGCGGCGCTCCGGCTCCAGAACCCGTTCCCGCGGCTCCCGGCCAAAGAGTTCCCCGGTCCGAGCCTTGGCGAAAACGTCTTCCCCGCTCATATACCCGGTGATGGACTTCAAGATTCTCTGGAAGAAATCTTTAATTTTCTGGAAGATAGTATTGGGAGCCTCTTTGGGACTCCATTCGGAATAAGCCCGGGCCCGGACCTCCTCATTGGGGCCGAAGTCCCGGGCCAGAGCGGCCCGCTCCTTGTCAGTCAGCAGCCATTGCTCGATGTGGTGCCAGAGTTCGTGATCCACCGTCCGGGGGCCAACGTCCCGGGCCAGTTCCACCAGACCCCCGAAACTCATCGGTCGATAGGCGCCCCGAATGCGGCCCGCTTCCGGCCTCATTCCCAGTTCTTCGTATTCCGGCCCCAGGGTTTCCCCCACCCGCATTTCCAAGCTACCGTCCCGGGACTCGAAGACGCCGATCATCTGGCCGCCCTTGGTGTCAATGCGCCAGGCGCGCTGGTTCCCGCCGTGCAGCCGCTCCGCCGGGATTTCCGAAACCGTGCCAAAATCCCCCACCCGCTTCCTGATATCCGCGGTAGTGAGGCCCCGGGCCAGGGTCGCTTCGTCCTCCAAGCTGAATAACCGTCCTGGAGGTGCGGGTCTGCTCTCTACGGCTGCACCAGGCGGCTCAGGCGGGGCGATTTCCCCCGGGGCAAGGGTAGGGGCAGGGGGTGCAGGGGCGGCCTCCGCCGCCTCCACTACCCTTGCCGCTCCGGCCCCGGCGGTTCCCATGGGCTGTTCGGCTCCGGGAGGCGGAGCCAGAGGACCCCGGCGCGGCCTCTCGGCTTCCCCTGGAATAGGGGATACCGCCACGGTCTGACCACCCGGCAAGGCCGGGGCTCCGGCGGGCGGTTCCGGCATCGCCGGGGGTACCCGGGGCGGTGCCGGAGCCGGTTCCGGCGGCAAGGCCCCCCGGATTATTTCATTCTGCCGACCGGCTGGGGCCGCGGCGGGCAGGCCCTTGGAAACCATCCCGGCCCCCGGAGCGGCGGCACCCGGCGGAAGGGGGGAAACGCCGGGGGGCGCCTCCGCCGCTCCCGGAGCCGTAGCTCCTATTCTGGTAGCCGCTCCCGCCGTGGGCATGGGCTGGGGTCTTTCCGGCAACGGCCCTATCGGTCGCGGCCTTTCCCCTACCAAAGCGTTTATCAATCTTTCATTAAGGTCTGGACTTAGAGGTTTGCCCTGACGCACCGCTTCCAGGACTTCTTCCGGGAGGTTTTCCGCCAGGACCGGCTGTTCTTCGCCCTCCCGATAACTTCTAAGAATCTCATTAACTTGGGCTTGAGCCTCTTCCCGGGTGGGAGCCGGGGCGCGGCGGGCTTTTTCTTCCGGTCTTAGGTGTTCCGCCTCCCATTCCTGGCGGTATTGCTCCATCCTGGTCTGAAAGTCTTCCGGGGAAAGTCCTTGAGTTTGCTCGATAACAGATTTTATGGGAGCCCAATTTTCCTCACTGATATTTGCTGGCTTGGTGTCATTCACCACATGCTTTTCGAGTTCCCGGCCACCGGGAGTCGCCAGGATCATCATCGTCACTGCCCCGGCGGTAGCATCCTTAATATCTCCGCCTTCCAGGGCAGCCTGGGTGCCGCCGATGGCTCCCATAGCCGGGATTCTGGCAACTCTGGGCAATCCGCCCGTTATCTGGAAGGCTTTCCCCAGAGCAAAACCGCCAACAAAAGCCTTAAGTTTATTCCAGAGTCCCGGCTGGGCTTCAGCCACTTGGAGCATCCCGATTCCTGCTGGCCCTCCCATAAGATTAGCTATGCCATATTCCAAGACGCCTATGGGGGCTGATCCCAGACCGGCCAAGATTTTGCTGGCCAAATCAGTCCCGACTTTTTCAGGCGGTACTGAAAGAGCATCGCCAAGATCTTTGAAGAATTTCCCAACCGGAGTGCCTTCCCCGCCGCTCAAGGTGGATTGCAGATGGGCCAAACCGCTGAGGCCGCTTTTGAAACCTAAGCCTATTTTGCTGGCGATAGTTCCTAAAGGATTCTCCCAATCTGCATGGGCCGGAGCGTGAGAGGCCGGGGGCGGAGCTAAGGGATAAGCACTTGGCGGTGCCGCCGAAACTTCTGGCCGAAGCTGCTCTGCCGCGGTTTTGTAACCGCCTTCCGCAAACTGCGCTGCCTCCTGGGGAGTGGAGAATCTGATGTGCTCCCCGCTTTCCAAAGCATATTTATGGGCTTCCTCCGGCGATAACTTGGTTAGCTTATCTTCTCCCGGCTTTCTGACAATAGTGGGATAGGCCAGATTATCCA